TTACAAGGAATATTGCATTGAATGCAAAAGACAAAATAAGAAACCATTACACCCAAGGGAGCTAATACAGAAAAGAGATGAGGTTTGGCCCTCACTTTACCCTCTAATCATTCTGAAAAGAAAAGCAACTGAAAATACGAAAAACCGAAGGAGGATAAATGAGGATGGAGAAAGAATTTAAAAAACATATGGAAGAACTGGCAAGGAAACATGAAAGGAGTAAGGTCTATGTAGATTTCATGGACTATTATATCTATCAGAATAGTGAGAGTAAGGAACGAATGTTACCTACTGGGTATACTCCTTCTGAGATGGAATTGTTCCATAATGCTTACACTTGTTTTGTTGAACTGATGACTGCACTCAAGGGTGAGTATGGGTGGTGGTATGATAGGATTTGAAGTCATTAAAAGCATCGGACGATTAGAACAACGGATAGATGAACTAGAAAACCGGATAAACAAACTAGGAGGATAAAAGAATGGTAAACTTATCTAAGCTAAGAAAAGAATTACATGACAAAGTAAACCACACCACTGCATATGACAGGCATGTATTCACATATTCTGAGGTAGGCAGTGGGTATTATGGTCTGGAATGGAGGCATGGAAAACATGGAGTATATGCAAGAAGCCAAGATGATACCCTTATACATCTCTTGAAGGACTGTATTGAAATGTACCTAGAAGAAACAGAAAAAAAGGAGTGAAACAAGAATGAATGATAACAACACAACAATAAAAGAACTAACCCACACCATACAAGAATTCTACACAGAACAAGTAAACAAACACAAGACAATCATAAAACCAATACAAATAGACAAAGACACACTAAGCACACTAATATACCTACTACACCAAGCAGGAAAACAAGGAGACATAACAGAACAAATAACCACATTCATACAAGAATATGAAGATGAGGAATGATAAACAATGCCTAATTATGTACACAATATAATAAAGCTACGATCAAAGAAAGAAGATGCAGAAGAAATAATACAATTCATACAAAAACACTTCAACAATGAAGGATTTTTCGATTTTAACACCATCATACCAGAACCAACTACAGAGGAAGAATGCCCCGACAGGTATAACTTCCATACCGAAGAGGGTTACGCACATTATAGGAATCTTGAAAGTGAGGAGGGCACAGAATGGTTTAATTGGTATGACTGGCGACTAGAGTACTGGGGTACAAAATGGAATGCTGGAGAAGAGAGCATGTGCTATTATGACTTTGACAAAATCCGGAAAAATTATTCATTCTGTTCTCCAGTTCAAGTCATGTTTGATACTGCATGGTCTGCTCCTATTCCAGTATTTGTGGAGTTAATTTCTATGCACCCTGAGTTGGATATTGGTGTCTTGTATTACTCTATGGATAATGATGAGTTTGGTCAGGTATATGTATGGGACGATGAGATTAATCACGTGCATCATGATTTCACTAATTTCACAGAAAAAGAAATTCATCTAATAAAAGAGAAAGAGGGAATGATAACATATGACTGAAACATTACTTGACACACCATTCCACCAACAAACAATACCCTTACTCATAAACTTTCTCAAGAACAAGGGAGCAACATACAACGTAATAGTAGACATACTCACAAATGAAACACCAGCATACCCTGTTGATGTGCAACTATTACTAACAAGATTAGTAAGAGATGGAATCCTCAATGTTGACAGTGGAGTGTACCGGTTGAATCACAACGAGGAAACAGAACCACTATTCACAGAAGCAATACAATACTACAAGAGGATGGAACATAATGACAGAAGAAAAACCAAAACGAAGCAAGGAACAATACACAAAAGACCAAATACGAAGATGCATAGAAAACCTTGTGATAATACTTGAAATGACTGAGAAAAAACTTGACAACAAAGACCTTGAACTAATCTACACATGTGCCAATGACAGCCTCGTACGACTCGAGGGAATAATGCATTATCAGGAGAGGTGACTGAGGATATGACAAAACAAAACTATGACAATAGCATAGTAAACATGAAGCTACAACGAGATAAACTACTGCGAATACCAGAATCAACATATGAAGCATTGGAAGAGATAAGTAAGACAAGTCCTGTTGATGATACTGACCCCGTATATGCAATAGGATTTCTCATCAGATATTTCCATACAACAAGAATTATGTGGAGTCAGCCACCACGGCATGGTAAAACATTAACTCAAAAGTTACTATACGTTGAGGAAGAGCAAAACACGTTCAAGGAGGATAAAACAGATGACTGAATGGGACGGAAAATGCAGTATATGTGGAGTACAAATCATGGGAACTGACAGAGAATTACATTATGACCTAGAAGAACCCGGAAGCCCAGCATACTGCAAGGAATGTTACGAGTTGAAAGAAAAACAAAGAATACACAACACAATACTAGAGAGTAAAGAATTACTTTTCATATGCGTATTGTGTGTCATATTACTGGTACTTTGGAGGGTACTTCATTGACTACTGACAGGTACACGGTAATCTATGATGAAGCGGACTTCATACTAGACAATGAAACCGGCGAGTACTACTGTATTGAGGAAGCCTGTAACCTATTGAATGATCTACATGACAGACTAGAAACTGATAACAGTTTCTTCAAAACAATCGTAAAGAAGATACAGTTAGGAGAATACACTATGAGGGGGCGAGAACAATGAAAATTACAGAATACACGAAAATAAATCGAAAAGAAGTTGAGTATACAGTAGATGGGATACAAAGAGTATTGGAGAAACAATACATTGAACTATGTGTAGATCTCAAGGATTGTCACATAATCCAAATAGAAAACGAGAAATGGATAGGCTACTATGATACAGGGGAAGAAATAATATACATAGACCCTCTCAGAGGATATCCTGGAATCACGAAGAAAGTACTCGGAGCACTGACACAACATCTAGGATGGAATGATTACACGGTGTATGTACGATATTGTGATTATGGGGAAAGTGTATTAGCTATTCAGAAGGAGGACTGAACATATTATGAATTTTGTACATAACGTCAAAGAAGACCGAAACGAAACACTAAGAAGATGCATCGCAAACATGTACTACTACCTAGAAATAGACGAAGACACGAAAGAATTAAGGCTCAGATACAAATTAAGATGGTCCAAAAAACGATTCGACCACTTATACTATTCCCATGAAGACGATGAAGAAGCATTCCACAAAGCATTAGAAGAAGAATTAAAACATAAACTGAAACTGACAAACATCAAAGAAATGAAGAAAATCGAATACAATTCTGATGTACGAAGACCAGACATCATATACATCACTGTTGATTTGAGTATATCAAAAAGTGATTACTTGGATAGTCTGTTCATGATGTTTATAGATCTTGTTCCCCTAGTGGACCTTTATAATTACAGGGCGAAAATAGACTTGGAAGGTGTTGCCCAAAAGTATGATTTGAATATTTTCAAACGGTTGCCTTTTTTTGATGAGGATGCTGATTTGGAGGATATTCTGAACGATGATATTCTGAACAATAAACTGTACTAGAAAACAGAGTAAGCGATGAATATTAGACAAAAATAATGTTTCATAGGAGTAGATGAATAATGACTAATTATTGCATAGAATGTTTATGGTTCTGTTACCTTGATTCAACCTGTGGCATAAACAAAAAACAGTCGAAACTAACAGATAATTGTTGTGAACTATTTTTACCATCACAATTATTTAAAGACAATTGTGTAACCTGTAAATATTCAAGGAGAATGTACGAAGAAAATCCTGATAATTTGTTGGTTCCAGAAAGCCGATTATACCACTGTGCTATCAAGAAAGAGGAATATCATGATTTTCATTTACCCAATGATTGTCAAGACTTTGAAATACGACCTTTTGTAAAAGAAGAAAGAAAAAGATACTTAATTAAGGACTTTTTACACAGATGTAAGATGGGAAGTCGCTTTAATCAGGTGCAACTTGGAGGAAATTATGATGGACAATGAAGAATGCACTAGTTTAATCATAACAATAATGTTATTCATAGGTATTGGAGGATTACATGGTACCCCCACTGATATTCTGAAGTATGCTTTAATCAGTGCAATCACAGGCACAATAATGACAAGCATTGCATCATGGTTATACCCAAAATTCAAATGGAGATGAAAAGGAGAAATGAAAGATAAACTAACAGAACACTTTAACAGCATATATGCAAGTGAAGGGTTCTACGGAGTAATAAGAGCAGTAGAAGCAAGACTAGAAATGGGAGGAGTAAAAGCCAAAGGCGATGGGCTATTCTGTATCACAACTGGTGGTTGGAGTGATGATGAAGAAATACTAATGAGTCTCACAAGTTTCTTATCATTCTTTGGGAACAAGCATTATGTTGGCAGACTATGTGGAGGAGCGTATTACTTTGATGAAGACTGTCATTCAAACTATTATGAGATAGTAAGGGAGGAAGAGAAACGACATTACCCAATAACCAAACAACTTGCTTTAGAATGATCTGTGGAGGAATGTCATGTTAAATAAAACAATGTCACATAATTTCGTTGAAGAAATAATTAGTCATGACACAAAGACTAAAACAGTTTCCATGTACTTACATTCACGAGATGGTGATGACAGTAGAGGTTTAATTACACGGACTTTGAATTATTATGAGTTCATATATTTTTGCCTCAAAGCTAACCCACTCAGTACATATTACAGGCTGTATGATTGGAACATACTTGAAAAAAACATTGAAAAACACCTGAAGAAAATACCTGAAATAAAAGCATTCTTCATAGACCCGTTCCTGTTCCATAAGGAATTTTATGACAAGCTCTACTCTTTCATGGTAGACTACGGATTAAGTTTTGACAAGATGGTGTTGTATAATGTTTTTCTGATAACGAAAACAAAAAACCCTCACAATGAAACACCTTACAGTTTATCCTACTATAAGCATGACCAGCCGACATGGTTACATCCCCCAACCACAAATGCTGCCAAACCAGAAGATGAAACCCTGAGAAAAAATTACAAACTACTGAAAGACATACAGTTCCAGATAAATAAACAACAGATGCTGTTGGAACAGTTCCAAAATCTAACAACGCCCCATCAGATGATGCACGATGAGTTCCAAAATTTCAATCTGAGAAATTTCGAGATATTGAACAAACTTATGCAGTCTTCAGGAAATCTTTCAAAACAACAAGATGAAATAATCAGAAGATTTGAAAAGAATCGGTAATTCGGTTTAGAACAGATTGGTGTTCAAAAGAGAAGAGGATGATGAAATTGAATGACCTTATGATGATATATGATGAAGAAAAAGACACTCTCACAACAAACTGCATACCTGCAAGAAAAATAGAATTCCCCAAAGACATTACCTGTACTCAAACAAGAAATATGCAGAACCAACTCATAGAAATATTATATCAGATACGAAATGCTTCCAAGTACATCAAAGAGGACATACTCTTACAAATGCGAAAACCTAACAGTTATGATGTAGAAACCACATTTGAAGAATCACACTTTGAAGTTATGGATAACTTATTAACTGTTGAAGTATACGATGAGGGTGAATGTGTATCAAGAACAGAAACAAAACTTCCAAAAAAAAGTATCACAGCAATAATTACAGATGAGGAGGAATAATATTCTGGAAATAATACCACGCAAATTACTGTATTATAACAAACAAAAACACATGAATGATACACCATACGGCAGATTCATATTCCAATACGCTACCGAATGGACAGACCTCATGGAACATGAACTAAAACAAGAACCATCTTTAATAAAAAGAATAGAATATCTCAGAGAACATGCAGAAAGATTATCCCTGCAGACAAGATGCTGTGAAGATGGACTCACAGGATTCCAACATGACTGTGCCACAAGCCTCCTAGTGAACTGTTGGGAGTATGGATTTGAGTTGTGGCTCGGATTATCATTAGCTAAACATGACCAAGGATATACCTCACTAATATCAGAGAAAGCATCAAAGGTAATAGACCATTACCTAGCAGGAGACATAATAACAATCACAACAGAAAAAATAAAATGGGGGCTACAAGAGTGAACTTTCTAAAATGTGAAACAAAAGTAGTATTCGATGAGGAACACGAATATTACAAGACAGTTCCAAAGATTGCTCTGGATTATGAAGAAATATTAAGGGATTTCACATATGATACTAACCCTTTTAGTGACTATGGAATAGTAATATTATATAAGGGAGTTCATTGGGAAACGATCTCCGAAGGAATATTTGAGTTGTATCTCACACAATCCTTGGACCCAGTGCACTATTCAGACAAGGAACAGGAAGTAATACAGGACTTGTATAAAATGGAACCATACCAGCGAACTATATTATACGAAACATATGAGGATTTGAAGAAAATGTCAACTGTAGAGTTGGAGAAGATTATAAAACCAAGATACACAAGTGAATAATTAGATGATGGAGGAAAAAAGGAAATGACCAATAAACCCAACATGATAGAACCCATACCAATAGAAGAAGCAATATACGACTACACACAAGCATACCAGGACTACAAGAAACTCATACAACAAGCCAACAAATACATACAAAGCGACAAAGAAGTACTAACAGCAATACTCAAACACTACCTCCCCGATTGCAACATAAAAATCATCGGAGAACAAATAATACTAACCTATAATGGTGAAGACCGGTTCGAGTTTCTTAAACAGGTATATGATCAACTAGAACTCACAGATTGCAAAACAACATGGGGACTAGAAAACGATACAACCACAGTATACATAGACATCAAAGGTGGACTGAACAAGCAATGACAGAAGTAATACAGTTAGGACAACATCGATTACTTTGTGGAGATGCCACAAACAAGGAAGATGTAACCAAACTAATAGGAAACCATAAAGTAAACCTTCTCCTCACCGACCCTCCGTATGGTATTGATATAGTGAAAACCAATACCACCTTGGGGGGGGGGGAAACCAGCAACATTCAGGCAAAGTCGGACACCAAGGGGGTCCGAGCATCACACCATTCAAAACCAAGAAGGAGAGAGAGAGAGAGAGAGAGAGCATTACGGCACAATCGGAGGACAAGGGGGACCAGCCCTCCGACCATTCAAGAGGAAGAATCAGTCCACAATACAAATATCCAAGCAAACAATTCCAACACACACACACACACACCTAATAATGGTAAAATCATAGAAGCACGAACATACAAACCAGTAATCGGAGACAACAAACCATTCAACCCAGAACACCTACTAAGACTAGGAGTACCCACCATACTATTCGGAGGCAACTACTATGCAGACAAACTACCACAAAGCAACAAATGGTTAGTATGGTACAAAAAACCATCACTTGACGGAAAAAGAAACCACTTCAGTGACTGTGAACTAATGTGGACAAACTTACAAGGTAAAAAAGTAGACTGCTACCATCACACATGGAGTGGAATGGTCCGGAAAGGCAACCGAAGAATAGAACTACAAGAAAGAGTACACCCTACACAAAAACCAGTGGGATTACTCTCTCAGATAATAACTGATTACACTAAACCTGGAGACACAGTATTAGACTTATACGGTGGAAGTGGCAGTACACTAATAGCCTGTGAAGAAACTGGAAGGAAATGTCTGATGATGGAATTAAGCAAGGATTATGTGAATATTATCAGAGAACGATACCTTGCTTATGTCAAGGGAGAATCAACTATTAAAGTAGATGATGAATGTGTGGATGAGCATTATGTTGTGAGTAGTTTGGATTCCTGGTTAACATGATTGCTCTCCATTTCCAAACAAGATTACAACATAATAATTGAAGAGTAAAAAGAAAAAGTCACAATAGAAGAGGAGGATTAAAAACAATGACAGAAGAAGTATACCTTGACCAAACAGTAACCATCATCACCAAGGAAGAACCACATGGTAATAGTATTGACTTAGAAAACAACGAATTTCTGGACAGGATATTCACAGAAATGTACTATGGAGAATATGACACAGAAATGTACACAGTACTAATAGGAGAGGATGATTTCATCAAATTATATGAATTCTTCACAGTCCAACTAGGATTCAACAATCTTCCTGATGGTGAAAGGGAATCACTACTAGAAGTGTATGAAATGATGGCAGAAGTAATCAAAGAAGGATTACTGCATGAAGTACAGTTAGCATACAGTTTAAGAGACTGTGGGGAATAATATTGAATGAAAAAGAATCAGAAGAAGGATAGACGAGGATGGTGACTGAAGAATTAATCAAGGCATATCTACAAATAAACTGTTGCATATTTTGTACTCACAATCAGGATGAATCTCATTGGAGTTCAAATGTATGTAAAGAATGTTTAACAGATGCTGTAGAACAAGTAGAAAACATCCAAATAGCGAAAATAGATGTGAACATAGACATAAATACGGAGATGAACTCAATTGGTTCTGATGACAACGATTGATAAAATAGAAAATGAATGTGTGACCTGTTTGTATGAATGTACAAAAGGTTCTAGTATATCGATGTGTGATGTTTGTGTGGATTATGATTGTTATACTGAAGGTACTAAGGATGAATACATGAGAATGGCAAATAAACACAGAATCAAATGTGTATTGAAAAATTATGTAAATGAAGTCTGTGGATTCACAATAAGTGATGAAAATCTAGAAGAACTGGCAGAAGAAGTAGTGAAGGTGATAAGATGACTGAAAGAATATGTAAAAACTGTAAACACCTTTTGACAGTTACAAACACAAGTAAGGACAAATGGTACGAATGTTACCTTGCACATCCAGAATGTGCAAGTGTAAATCTCACAGATACTTGTCATGTATGGGAAGAAGTCAGAAAGGAAAAAGTGGAGAATGAAACAGTGAAAAAAGAACAATCACGTGAAGACTTAACCGAGTTGAAGGAAAACATACAATCCCTGCTGATTCAAAACACGGATAATGTAAATGGGATTAATTACACAAAACTCAAAAACAAAACATATGCTGGCATAAAAAATGATGTTATTAAAGACCCATTCATATATGGTGCTATAACTCCAAACGATATCAAAAGAGAAATAGACAGACAGACAATGATGCTAATTGCATTAGGACTCCTTGAATCAATCAATTGTTATATATTCAACCCAAACAAAATCAGATTTGGTGAACATATCCCCACAACCGTAAAAAAGAACTTAGGGATATACAAGAAAATATACAAGGAAGCACCAGTAGAAGGAGGAGTAACGATAGAATGAACATACCATTTTTTGCAATCGAAGCATGCATAGACTCATGCCTAGAAGCAGAATACAAAAACTATCCAAGCAGAAAACAGAAAATCAAAGAACTCATAATATTAATAAACAAATTCTTCGGAACACCACCAGAGACAGATGAGATAAACATCAACCCATACAACAACAAAAAATACGAACTAATGAAACCATCAATACATGACATACACAAAGACTGGAGAAGACAAACATACGAAACATTACAAGAACAATCACTAGACTTGGATAATGCTCTGAATTACTACCATGCAACACTAGCCTTATGGCACTTCGAAATAGAAGTAAATGTTCCACCAGAACTAAGAATCACAAGCCACACACAAGAAGAAGAGGAGGATTAGAACCATATGTTATCAGTACCTAAGATGATGAGAATACTAGAACACACAAAACAATTCCGGATATGCACAAATAACTGTGGAGAACAATACCTCAATCCATGCAATCAATTAGCAGACAACAGAGTATACCAGGATGATAAAGTAGTGTCATTCCACTTCCCTAATGGTGTGATAATACAATACGAATGTGTTGATCAAATCAGCATGGAAGAAAACGAGACTCAAACCGGAATCATATTATCCATATGCATACTCCCTGGCGACCCATATGAATCAACAATACAACAACTAGTAATACCCAAATACACCTTGGACGGACTTGGAGTGCAGGTAGTGGTGGATTGTAAGATTGTTGGCCTAGCAGAATATGAAAAAGGGAGGGAAGAAATACTATGACAACAGAAGCAGACAATAAAGAGGAACACAATGACTATGAAGACATCGAACTAACCATAGAAGAACTAGAAAAATACTTCATCAAAACAGTTGAAGAAATACAAATCACTGATGACATCGACAAAGTATTGTTCGATGAAGATGCAATGTGGATAACGTACTACATCAACCCACCATGCGGATTATCTGTCAAAATAAACAACACCCTATTCAGTTATGAAGGGCAAAGAATAGACAAACTAGTCATATACAAATCAGGTAATAGTAAAAGAATTTACTGCTATGACCACAACGATAAATGGGTGGAAGATGTGGACATACTAACCACCGAGCCTTACGAGAATATACGGTTCATATTTGAGTATGGTGACTTGAAAACATGCTCCACCACGGACAAGGAGCAACAATCATACGTGGAATTATATGAACAGTTGAGTCCTTATATGCCTGTTGAGGAAAATCGTCGAGTGGTTCAAAAATGGTTTGAAGAATATCAAAAGTTTGAGTTACCACCCTTCGAACTACCCCCCTTCGAACCAAAACATACAGTAACTCTTCCGGAAATACCCAGGGAAGAAACCGAAGCACTACTAAAACAATTCCGGATGAACCCTGATAAGTACAAGCAAATTATCATGGATAAACTGGAACACTCATATGAAACATACGGTCTACCAGATGATACACCAGAAAAGATGACCAACGAGAAAGGATATATGAACTGTGAGGACAGTAAGTCAAAATGAACACACGACAAGAATGGAACATGGAAACACAACAACAATACAATAAAATCAAACAAGAATACGATTACTATCAAAACAGCATATTCCATTATAAAGAGTATTGCATTGAATGCAAAAGCCAAAACAAGAAACCATTACACCCCAGAGAGTTAATACAAAAAAGAGATGAACTATGGCCAGACTACTACCCCCTCATCATCCTGAAAAGAAAAACAAACCCGGAAAACGATAATAAGACATCCAACCTAGACAAGTGGCTATAAAAATGACAGACTTCAAAAAATGGAACAAAATCATAAAAAAACTAACATACAAACACAACACCTTCCAAATATTCAAAGACTACCTCGACATCATCATAGACAACTTCACCATACCAGACCAAACACCACTATTCCAGCATCATGAACGATACACAGAACAAGAACACAGATACTTCGCAGAACTCTACAAAGAACATGTAAATATTATGCAAACAATGTTGGAAGAGAAGGAGTATTATGACTTTCCTGGTGAATGGTGGGAATCTGATCAGAACCTTACCAACAAGGACACTGAACAGTATTTTACTCCACCAGATATTGCTGATTTAATGTGTGAATTATTGGAAGTTGATTCTCTGAGTAGTGATTGTTGTACTATGCATGATTGTTGTTGTGGTAGTGGTCGTTTTGCTTTGGCTTATCATAAGTATCGGCCGAATGATTGGTTTTTCTTGGTTGATATTGATGAGATTGCTGTGAAGATGACTTTGGTGAATATGTTGTTTCATGGTATGCGTGGGGTGGTGTGTCATGGTAATGCTTTGACTCGTGAGGTGTTTTCTTGTTGGGTTGTTACTCCTTCTTTGTTGGAGTATTGTGGTGTGCCTTATGTGGTGCCTTATGGTAAGGATATTGGGTGTGCGCTTAGTTTTCTACCAAGGGAGGTTGTGCCTGTTAACACTACTGATAGTGATAATCCTGCAGACAAAACAAAAAAGTCTGATAGGAAAGAGCAGACAGATAAAACAGTAAGAGGATTGGATGCATGGCTAAAATAAACAATATAATGCAATACCTCAAGACGATACAAGACAATCCAAATGACACAATACAATTCACAAGCAGTATACCAGTATCAAGAGCATGGGAACTAAACCTCTTCTTCCAAAAGGATAAGGACAAGGACCAGTATGTCAAGGAAAAAATCATACATGAGAAGATATTACCGTATCCTCCACCTGTTTCATTCACATTACATCACTGGCAAATCATCAAGGAGGAGTATTCCAGTTCTTATTTGGAGTATACTGTTAGTATGTTGAAGGAGGATTATGTGGAGTATTTGTATCATATGGTTCTCTTTGAATTGTTATAAACCCCCACATATTTTTTTGTTCTATTTTTTTTGTGTAATCGTTACACAAATATATTGAGGGCATGAACTCAGTGAGGGGTGTGATGTTATATACTCCCACATAATTTGGTGCAATCACCCTCAACAAAATAAAAAAGGAGATAAGACATGCATAATTTATTTTATATACACTCATATGCACCAAATAGGAGTACAATCATACACACACCCACACACAACCCCCTCACACACAAAAAAAAGAATAAAATATTGACCATGGAGGTGAAAACAATCATCCAAGAAAACAAAACATTCAGCCAAACACTAATAAAAGCAACCGGCGAACAACCAATACCCGGAACACTAACCGGAACATGCTGCATGTGCGGACAACACACAACACAAGGCAACCCCAAAAAATTCGGATCCAACTTCACATGCACAGACTACCTAGAAACAGGAGAAGTAATCTGCCCATACTGCCAACACATAGTTAAGAACAGTAACAGTTATCGAAGAACCATGTTCCTACTAACAGAACACGAGTTCAAAAAATTTAAAAAAGCAGACCTGAAAGATATCATATTCAACCTCCCAGAAGATGAGGAGTTTTATTTATACTTAACACAAACATGGCAGAAACTAGGCTACATCCGAATGAACAAAGCAAGAAACACCAACAACACGGACAAGGTAACAGTAGTGATGGACTATGACATCATCACATACAAACCAGAAACACTAACACAATACTACGAACTGGTAACAGAACTACGAGCATTAAAGATAAGCAAAGAAGTACTCACACATGCCACATTTGAAGTACACCACATACGGAGAATGATAGAAGCATTCGGACATACACGTGCAAGACACATAACCAGGACAGTAGAACAGTACAAGGGCAATCCTGTATGGGAGTTAGCCATATACATCAGTGACTAAAAAAAATGGGTGGTGTACCATCTGATGGCTAAGAAGAGAATAAACATTCAAATAGATGAAAACAATCACCGGTACCTTCAAAAGATAAGAAGAGAAATAATGATTGAAAACTATCATCACATCAAAATCAGCCGACCAATCGAACTAGCATTAATCGAGTTAAGAAAAAACAACACAGACCAGGAAATCAAAGAAAAAATAATGCACTTCGACCGACTCGGTAACGATGGAAGAGAAGAACTAATCAAACAATTATAAAAGATGTGGGAGGAGTAAATAATTATGGAAATCGACGAAACCGAAGTAATGAGAATAGAAAACAAACTAGCAGGCATACTAGCACTAATATACGTCCGGATACCATGGACAAAAATCAAAGTACAAAACGCTCACAAATTCTTCATAGACCGTATAAGAGCAAGCAGTAACACCAGGACATTCAAGGAATACCTTGACCTGTTATGTAAGAAAACACAAGTTGAAATGGTGCAAATAGACACGGAAGACATAGAATACCTTGACAAGTACAATAACATTACCATGAGGCTCATACGAAATGAAAGTCTATACATATGTAACCTAGCACTTGAAACAGCAGACAACATCAAAAAAGGAAAAGAGGATTGATAATTTATGGAGACAATACGAATAAAAGGAAACTGGACCGCAACAGCACCAATAGTGCATTTTGGTAGTGAAGATTATGGAACAACCAAACTAATACACGTACAACCAACCATCATAAGAAACAGTATCAGTGGAGAACCAGAAATAGACAACATACCATGCATACACGGAAACGCAGTCAGAGGAATGCTACGAAGACTACTATTGGATGACTTCCTAACACAAGTAGACTATGACCTCACCAGTAAGAAGATATACCACTTCCTCTTCACTGGAGGATTACTGGAAGCCATAGACAGTAAAGACAAGGGAAGCATCAACCTAACCAAGAAAAAAGAAATCCGACGATACATACCCCCTATAAGCTTACTGGGAAGTGCACTAGGTAATCAGATGATACAGGGCAAACTCAAAGTAGGAATAGGCAACATAGTCTGCGATGAAACCAAACACTACATCGAAGAAGACAATCCGGACAGTTTCAGTGCATACAACCTCAAAAGCACAGACTTCGGAACAAGACTAGATGACCTGGAAATAGGCAGACAAATAAGCAGTAACGAAGATGCAGAAGATAAGGAAAACAGTGAACAACATAATCAGATGAAGTATGAGTTTGAATCACTTATACGTGGTACAAGGTTTACTCATGAATTCATATTAGAGGACATGTTACCTCATGAGAAAGGTTGTTTCAGTCGCATGCTAGAATTATGGCATGAAAGACCGTACCTTGGTGGTAAGAGTGGTACTGGTTATGGTATGATTAGTTTTGATTATAATTTGCCTGATGATCTTCCAAGTAGTCAAGTGTACTTGGATTATCTTGATGAGAATAAGGATGATATTCAAAGATTCCTTGTAGGCTTATGTAAAATATGGAAGTAAAAGAGATGTACAATGATTACAAACGTTTGTTCCTAGAATATGAGTGTGGCACTGATTACACACCATTACTTGTAGAAATATCTATAAGACCACCACTCTTCATGGCAAATCCGTGGATATTCTTCGATGGTATCATATCATACCTCTGCATGAGAGAAGCACTAGGCGAGGAATACTGGACACTACCCACACATGAAACAGTAGACACCAGCCTACTACGATTACCACTCAAACAAACAAGCGACATATACCATGCCAGCATAGGAATACTACACAAACCAGTACTCAAAAAGAACACCATCTACAAAAGATTCACAGATAAGGAAACGTACCACCTCAACAAGAAACAACAAACCGGTAAAATACGAACCAACGCCGGACACTTCAAAGACTTCATGATAAACCTACCACTAGTAGTAACTGATAAGGTGCATTTTTACTGTAACGGTGATAAAAAAGACATCAAAAGACTACTACACAACCTAACAAGGATAGGCAAAAAAACCAGTATCGGCGGAGGACACATCAAACAAGTCAACATACAAGAGACAGACAAGGATTACAGTTTCTACAAGGACGGCTACTGCCTCAAACCCTTACCCAACCACGTGGACATACTACCAGTACAACCAGGAGATAAATGGCAAAGATGCACATACAAACCACCCTACTGGGAAAGCAACAACACACAACTATGCAGAGTACCACCCAACCAACTAATAGGAGAAGAAAACATTGCATAAAGACAACAAAATGCCTCGAAGAACCCTCGCTGCATATATGATGCACAGTAAAACAGAGGAATACAAACAGAACATACAAAAAGCACGAATGAACATCCACCAGATACTAAGCGAGGAGATGTACAAACCAGTACTGGAATACAGTGGAGGAAAAGACAGTATAGTAATGGTAGACTTGTTCATGAAAGAAGATGACACGTTACCTGTTTGGAATTATCATCCAGGGTATGCTTGGAGTATAAAACAATTGTTCCGAAGCCCACAGATACAATGTGACATAGTAAAAACACTGTACACAATGGACCCAGTACCTAAGAACACATATACCAGTAATTTCCCACCATTAACAGAGGAGGGTGAATGCACAGACCCCAATTATCGTATACAAGATTATTTTGACTGCTTGTTTGAGTACATGGATGATAATGGGTTAAATGTTGAAGTATTGGGTATTCGTGGGCAAGAAAGCAGTACTCGAAGACAAAGAGTTAAAGCTCCTCTTGTCCACGTAGAAAAAGACAGAGTAGTGAGTTTTCCTATCAGTCACTTAACTACTGATGATATCTGGGCTTACATAGTGAGCAATGACATTTATTATTGCAGGCATTATGATAAGTATGCAGAGACGTATGGGTATGATAAGTGTCGTTTTACGAGTCATTATAATGAGAATGATTTGTATACTGGTGGGAGTTACTATTTTGATAAGATAATGGAGGTGTAGTCTGCCATGGGTAGTGGTGGAGGTGGTGAGAGTGACCAGTCTAGTAAACGGTATAATCGTAATAAGGACAGTCCTCGTAACACCCTTAGAGAACATTTGAAAAAGAATAAACAATGATGAAGTGGGGATTGGAGGAGGGTACAGTTATCCTTCTCCTCCCCATTTTCTCTTCATTTTACACCTTTTATAATCAGACAAGGAATATTGGATTAGGAATATAACACTAACTAGTACTATTACCCCACAACCAAGGAGGAAAAAAACAATATGAGAATAATAATCAGACTAAATAGTGAAAACACCATCAAGGTACCATTCAACTATAATAGTATCATCACAGGAATAATATACACAACACTACACGACAAACACTACAGCAACCACCTACACGAAGACAAAGGATTCAAATACTTCACCATAAGCCAACTATACTTCTACAAATTCAACATAGACCACACACACCAACAGTTCAATGTCAAGGACGGATTCAGCTTCATAGTATCCTGCCCAGACAATTACTTCATCAACACACTAATGCAAGGACTAGCAGAACAACAATACGTGTGGCTCAACAATCAACGATTAACAGTAGAATCCATCATAGTCGAACCCTACTTCAAGAAAGATGTAACAACCACCTATTACACACTAAGCCCCATACTAGTAAGAACCAAAAGACTAATCGAAGGAAAAGAAAAAGTCCACGATTTAAACCCCAGTGAAACACAATTCTACACACAAATAAGAGAACTACTAATCAAGAAACACAACCAATACCACAACAAAGAAGAATACACCACCAGTGATATACAGGTAACAAGTCAAATGCGGAACACCAGAGGAGTACGAATAGCAATCAAAAAACATGACAACATCACATACAACCGGTCATACTTCATGGACATAACCATAACAGCACCACCACCCTTACAAGACTTCATATATGACTGTGGTGTAGGAGAAAAAACAGCAATGGGCTTCGGTTGTATAAGCCTGGGCAAAACAGAAAAAGAAGTTAAAAAACAATTCCAACAAATGAGCTGAAAAAATATGATGAAAGAAATGACATACCGGACAAGAAAAGACCGAGAAACAAGAGGAATAGAAATACTACTCAAAGAAAACTACAAAGGATACACATTCTACATACTCAACCTACAAACACACCCCCCCGCCTACATAGTATTAAATGACACAAGCCCCTACTTCAGAAGACCATACGATGAATGTGCACAGATACAATGTCATGGAGGAATCACATACTCAAAAGACTGCCTACTATGGGATGGAAAGATTGTTCCCTCATCACCTGATACATGGGTAATAGGGTGGGACTATGCACATAGTGGAGACCAATACGGAGAAGAACAACACACCCCACTTCCTTGTAATGAGTACTGCCCAGAGTACAAGAAATGGACCACCAGTGAAATAAGAGAAGAATGCCTTGATGTCATAGAACAACTAATAAGGGAGCAATAGCAACATGCTGTTCGGAGATAAACTATTCAGACGAATACACAACAACCTAATCCAACACGATTACGTCAAAGAAATAAACACAAAATCCTACAACAACGGATTCTATAAATTCCGTGAACCACTACCCAATGAAGTATACATCTTCAAATGTAACGATTCCAAGGAACAGTTCAGGTACACTCCAAGATACCTTTACATTGATAAACATGGATTAAAGGTTTATTGTCGACTCATAAGTAATTTTCCTCAAAAGAAATACAAATTACACCAGGAAGAATTCTTTACCCTCGTTCCTTTTGATATTGAACTTAGCCCATATGGTAAGTTGCTGAAGACAGACTATCACAACCATGGACGAGTAGAAGGTATTCGCCCCAATGCATGGGAAAACATGGCTAACAGAACAATTAAACAGAATCAACGAAAAACTAAGAAGGAAATAACACTGGATGAACACAGGATAGCAATAGAAATAAGAGGACCACAAGAAGCTCAAGCAGATATAAACGCATTCACAGAAAAATTCTCAAGACATAGTGGGATGTGTATTGATAAGACACTAAAGTTTAGGATCAACAATGACTGTCATGAATTTGAATTATACCTGAAAGAGAATTATCCAGATGAGGACTGCTATTGCAGAATAAAGAATATCATGGGATTCCATGAGGATAATTGGACCATTGAAACAATCAAGAAGTATCACAAGAAATATTGTCCGGACTACCACAAGGACCAGGAGGAATACTCCTTGCTGGAAGTGAATAATATGTTGTTTGATTTGAAACTGGAAGATGTTCTCCTTGGATATGAGCAGGTGACATCACCATATGTGTTCGATACTGAAACAGTATTTGAGGGTAGTGTTGAGGTGCTTAGAAGATACTTCATATAAAGGGGTTTGAATGTCATATGTCAAAAACTGGAGAAAAATACATTGTAAAACTAGGCAATACAAAGAAGGGTGAAGAAAGATTTCAGTTGAGTCTGAAGGCCGTTGATACAAAGGAAACCGTTTATATTATGAGTGGAACTGATTTGGAGCGATTGGTAGATATTCGTAATAAGATATTAGCCCTAGGTCCACTCTGTGAAGAAGATTTGAGAAGGGTGAGAGAACAATTTAGGCCACCTCGTAAAGAACCTCAGATAGAGGATTATATTGTGTATACTAGGAGTGGTACCTATCGTGTTATGTGTAGGGGTAAGGGTTATGGTACGTATAAGACTATTGAGGAGGCTCGTTTGTGGCGTGACCGGTTAGTCGAGTGTGATTGGGATGAGGATATGGTGGATCTTCCTGTTAGGCGTAGGAATCGTAGTCCTTTGGATAAGTATATTATGAAGGATAGTGGGGGTTATTATATTGTTAAGATGGGTGTGAATGAGAATGGTAAGGTTGTGCCTATAAGGTATGATAGTTGTATTCCTACGTTGGAGGAGGCTCGTCGTATTCGTGATGATTGGGTGAGTATTGATTGGGATTGGGAGCGTATTGATTTGATTTAGTGTTATTGTTGTTTTCATGTTTGCTTGATTTTTTTCAAGTGTTTTTTATTTTTTTTCTCTTTTTTGGGGAAACCTTTATATACTCGTTACACCAAAGTATAATACAACAAGTAGGAGAGAACAACAACAAAAAAAATATTCCCTACAAAAAGGTGGACAACCATATGAACACAAAACTACAATTCATAACCGAAAACATACAAAAAAACATGAAAAAAATACTAACAGTCAAAATCACACCAGAAATGGACGAATTCGACATCGATGACGCATTCATAGAAGCAGGACTAGAAACAACAAGAAACGAAACATACAAACTAATAAGAGAACTATCAATGTTCTCAGAATACTACACAGACGATGCAAAAACAATACCAAACATCAAAGAAATAGAAGAAAACGCAAAACAAATGCTAAACACATACTGCGAAGACCAATACACACAAACAAACAAAATACTACAAACAATAACAGAAGAAAAACCAGACGATACACCCGAAGAAGAAGAGGAAACACCAATAAACACAAGAATATACTTCACAATAAAATGCAACGAACAAGAAATAGACTTCTACAACGAATACAACGAAGAAGGAGAATGCAATGACGGATACAGTAGGAACCCCACCAGTGGTTGGACAGGATACACACAATGGCACAGTGGATGGTCAGAACAAGATGACACACTAGAAGAAACATGGGCAGCAATAAAAGAATACTCACGTAGTATGGCCTTATATGATTTAGTAAGCAGCATGACACAAGAAGACATCAACAAGGAATACGAAACAGAATACTACTGTGAAGACTATGTAGACGAGAAAAAAACATACAAATTCACAGTCATATGCTACGACATAGAAGAAGAATATGAAGAATAACAAAAGAAAGGAGGGAGTAGAGAATGGAAACTATAATGGAAGAAATAAAACGAGACAACGATGAATACCACTTCACTGATGAAGATTTAAAAACAGTAGAAGAATTCATAAATGAAGCAGAAGAACAAATTAAAAAACACGGAGCATACAACCATAGAGTTTTCACTGCATCTGTAAACCTCTGCTTACTGGATTATCTAGGCAATGGAAGAGAATACCTTGTAGATATGGGGCCACAATACATCTGCAAGTACTACTGCCAGGTGTACCTAACTGAATTCAAAGAAAATCACTCAGAACAAGACAAAGAAACCATGAGAAAAATACTGTCCCCATACAAGGAGTACATGGATTCAGACATGAAAGAACTACTAGGGGGAATAGAATTATGACTGAAAAAATAATAGTAAATACTGGGGAATTTCCCAGTCCACCTTATTTTGAAAATGTTTACTTCAAAAGAATTAAACGAAGTGAACTCAGAGTTATCCGTGCCAATGTACATTACTGGCACGAACTACTAGAAAACATGGTAGTATACCGTGTTAATGGTGAAAATGCTTTTTTCCTCACTGGTAAAGGAAACTGTTCACAGTTATACAAGTTCCTCAAAAAGGAAGACATTGATTTTTTCGATGTTACCCCTGCCGGTATGACTAATGTATACACAGTATTATCCACATTTGGAAAGGTAATTGTTGATCCAAAAAAGATGTACTACTTCAACATCAAACTAGGAGAAAAAGACTGTGAATTATATTACTGCTTCGAATAAAACAAAAACGAAGAATAATGACAATAATAATAATGGGAGGAATAGAATAACATGAGCATGTTTTTTCAAAACGAATACGAATACGAACCCAACATAATAGACAAAAAATCATTCGATGAACTGGAGAAAAAAGTAGGAGTACATGGCAGACCATACTCCATCGAATCATTACCAGACCGGTGGGCATACTTCTCCTACCTCAAAGGATTAGAACACGGATTATCCGAGATGTACTCAATCAACTTCGGATACACCATATCATCATTCATAGCCGATATGGGAGTAGATGCAGGAACAGACATCTACTTCAGAGTAGGAATGGATGATGCAATATTCGACTTATATGAGGAATGCAACCGATTAGCCTCAAAAGAAGAATGGAACGATGAAGAAGTAATACAAGAATTCTTCCATTGTGTACTGTTATTCTACAAGTCACCAGAGGGTGCATGTAAATATGAAAAAGCAGCATTCCACCACAACATAAGAGTGGGAAGCAAAACGAAAACATGGTTCCTATCAAAGAAACAATCAAGCAAACAAACAATAAATGATTTAATGAAACGAACAATACCATGTCCACAAATAAAGGATAATGGTAAAAATGAGAACATCACATTCAAATTCACCTTCTCTGAAGAGGAACGGTGGAACAATTTACCTGGTGAATCTGATACTGAAAAACTAAACAGTTTGCTCAAGTGATGATGTATGAAATACATTTACTTCAAAGATGGAAAATATCGTATCCGTAAAACAATACAGGGTAAGACACGTGACTTTGGATCATACCAGACTGAAGATGTAGCAGAGTACATGGTGGATTACCTGGTGGGGCATGATTGGATTATTCCATCATACCATATTTTCCAGTTGGGTGACAGTTATCATGTTGTAGCAGATATGACAAGGTACTCATCATCCAAGGCACGATTACAGTATGTGGGAAGTGCATCCTCACAGGAGGAAGCAGAACAACTTGCATGTAATCCGTTAGGTGAGAAGTATCTCAACAAAATCAGTGATGGATACAATATCAGCAAGACAGTAAAGGGCAAATCGGTATCATATGGTTACTTCAAAGACCATAATATTGCATATGATATGAGGGAATACCTAGTATCCTGTGAATGGCAACTTCCAACACACACAAACGAATACCTCATACACATCAAAGAAAACACATACCTCATCCGGATACAAAACGGCAAGATAAAACTAGTAAACAATGATGACCTACAAAACATCTACAAGACCAAACAATCATACAGTATCAGCAGAATAGTGGGCAAACAAAGAGAAAACTACAAAACATACCCCACACTACAAGAAGCCATAAGCATGAGAAATTTCCTAAGAGAACACAACTGGGACAGTGAATCATTCAAAGAGGAATACGATAAACGATACCCACCACTACCAGAATACATTTACTTCAATGATGGTAAGTATGTGGTGCGAAGATTCTGGAAAGGAATGTCAAAAACATACGGACAATACAACACACTAGGAGAAGCAGAAAGCAGAGTACAATACTTAGTGGAGCATGACTGGAAGACACATCAGAACATCAACATAGTTAATTATGATGGCACATTCTATATTACCAAGAATGTGAATATTGGCTTGGCTACTCCTTTCAGAAGATTTTATTATGCTTCAGATAGTCGTGATAAGGCAGAGCAGATGTTGGAACGGTTTAAGTTGGAGGGTTTTCCGGAACCATTTCTTGTTACGAATAAGTACAGGTACATTATTCGCAATAGGCAGGTGTATTATGTGATGTATCGTGGTGTGAAGTTGTGTTATACCAGGTCATTAAGTGAGGCTTTTGTTGCTCGTGATTTATGCGAATTACTGGGTATGCGTGTATTGGTTCCTGGTGAGTATGTGGTTGATGGTGTTGTTTATACTGTTGTGTTGAATCCTTGGGGTACCCCTTTTTTGGGGAGGGCTTGAAGGGTTTATTTTTTTTCACAAAAAAGAAAACATTTATATACTTGTTACACCATATAGTAGTATAACAAATAGGGGAGAACAACAACAAAAAAAAAACACTATTTGTAAACACACCACAAAAGGAGGACAACCATATGAACCAAGAACTAACCTGGACTGAAATACACGTCCCATCAGCACTAACAATACTCATAACAGTAATCACATTCATATTTACTGTTCAACTATTCGCAGGAATATAAAGGAACAATCTCCTGCACATCACCACCACGTATACAAACAGTTTCAAATACCTTTCTTTCTTTTACTATTTTTTTCATTGACTGCGGATCATCAAATCATGTAATCGTTACACAGTAGGGTGAGGAAGTGCAAACTTTCTCATCATATAACAACATATTATTGAAATATTATTCACTAGGAATATTGAGAAGGAAGCATGAAGCAAGTTGTGCAGACATGTCATGAAAATGGCCCTACTTGAAATGTGAGAGAAACAGTGTTTTAGAGATTTCACTGCCCACCTCAAAGGTAAGAACATGTGCTTCATTCCTTTTGTTACCAGTGGGGGTTTATCCTGTCAACAGTATTGACAAACAAAACAGAGATAATCAGAACAAATATGAAAAAAAAATGGATTCGAAGAAATGCGAATCCGGATTTATTATCAATATAATAGTTTAATAGTTAGTGTAGATATTTGTAGTTTTATTTATCAATATTCATCTTTCCTCAAGTGTGGCAAGTCCACACAATCATTGGGGGAAGAAAAAAAATTAATTATACTGTCAATATGGACGCATGGGATGGAACTGTCATGGGGGGAACAAAAATAGCTGAAGAAACAAAAATTCAAGTGGACAAGTTTACATGTCATAGAGTCACACTTCATGTTTTCCTTATTCATCTTCTTGCATAAATGTAATTTGAACGTGGGAGTTGAAAGGAAAACAAAAATGTGTGTAAATTTATAATCCACCAGCACCTACAAATTTACAAGACAATGTATGGGGTTCGATTCCCCACAACTCCAATCTATGAAAATATACAACAAACCCACAAGAGAACACAACCAACTACAAAACAAGAAACATAAACACATACAAAAAACAAGACATGGATATGTAATCCGGAAAACAACCAATGGAACCACATACTACTATGGATGCTACAACACACTCCAAGAAGCAATAACAATAGAACACAAACTATCCAAACACAAGTACACGCCACGACTAAGCCAACAGAACAACCACCGGAAAGGAACAGAGTACACCCGATGGCTACAACAACAACTCGACAAATACTAAACCGAATAATGAGAGATAGGATAAAAGTAAGATGATGAGGAGTAGCATGATAAACACCAGAAAAGCAAGAAAAAAAAGAGAAATAAGACAAGCACGCAAAAGAATATACCAAACAAGCAAATGCAGGTGGTGTGGAAAACGATACAAAAAAACACACACCGCACAAAAATACTGCACAACCAAATGCACCACAGAATCCAGAAGAGAAAGAGACAGACAATGGCATAACAAACACAAACGTAAATACAGAAAAGTAGGCACAACCAACATCGGACAACACGCCCACAAAAACGAGGAAATAGAAAAATTAATCATACTCAAAGAAAAAAGGAGAACAGGACTGTGAACACTGCAAGCAAGATATACATGATAATCCTCACACAACTATCAATGACCATCATTCAATCATTCCAGTTACTTCTTGTATTCACCGATATTATACCTTATGATGAGGTGCAAATATTCATCACTATTCTGACTATTATGCTCACGATAGTAGTGACTAGTTATTCCTTGGATATTGAGAGTGAGTATTATCAAATCCTCAATGATCTGAAACACTGGGGAGAGGAAGAACAATAAAACCAAATAACGTATTATTATCAAAATGGGAGGAAATAAAAAGCATGACAAATCCAAACATACCAATACAAGCATGTAAAAGATTACTACAAACAGGCAACAACTTCCGTGTCAGCAAAGATGCATCAGAAGAATTATCATGTATCCTCGAAGATACAGGAGTAACAATAGCTGAAACTGCATACAAATTTGCTGCACACGCCGGAAGAAGAACCATCAGAAAAGAAGATGTACTCCTAGCAGTTGAATCACTAGAAGAATAATTAATATGGGTATACATGGAACAACTAAGAGCAAACGAATTACCAGAAAACATAAGAGAAATTAAATCCGGCAAGAAAACCACATACCAACTACGAATCAAGCCCAGTGACTATACCAAGAAGATATACATCAAACAAAGCCAGAACCTAAGAGAACTAATAGAACTCAACAACAAGATAACAGCAGAACTACCCCTCACAAAAAAAGAACTCACGAAATACAAGAACAAAAAACTCACAGTCAAATCACCCACAGTATCCAAGTACATAGTACGAGTACCCAACCAGTATGGTTACAGTTACAACATCCGGAAACAAGGCAAATCCTTTGCATGCTTCAAAACACTTGAAGAAGCAGAGATGATGCGAGACAAACTCGTGAAGACGGGTTGGGATGAAAGCTTGGTAGATGAACTGGTTATTCGAAGAGAGAATAGGGAAAAGTACAAGTATATTATCAAGACTCCTGAAAACAAGTATGTGGTACGGAGGAAAATAGGTGGTAGGAGTATTACTTTTGATTCTGGTTTGAGGACATTGGATGAAGCTGTTCGGTGTCGTGATTGGTGGGCTGAGCATGATTGGGATTTTGATACTGTTGACCTTGACTAGAACATGTTGAGATGGGAGGTATGGTCTATTGTATCTGATGAGATGGTTTGTTATATCAGAAGATATGGTGATATATTTTTTTTGCTAATACTTAGTGTTGACATGTATTCTGATTCTCTTATACAGCAGAGGATGATGCCCCCCATTCATGATTCTCATGGGTATAATGTTTTCATCATTAAATCACTAAAATCAAAAGAATATGTTCCCGTAATAAAGAGGATGGGGGAACATGGGATGAGAGCATCACTCCTGTTTGATGGGAATCCCAATATTCAAAAGCACAAGACCATGAATCATGTAATCACATTAGTGTGAAGCAAAATCGTATAGTGAGTTCAACTCTCACACAAACCAACACAAAAAAAATAGTAGATAAGAATAACATATATGGAGATGAAACAAAATGGCAGAACTACCAAAAGCACCAGTAATAAGAATATTCAAAAACAACGGTGCAGAAAGAATAAGCAAAGAAGCAGAAGAAAAAATCGTAGAAGCAGTAGAAGCATACACAGCAAGACTAGCAAATGCAACATACGACCTAGCAAGACACGCTGACAGAAAAACAATCCAACCAGAAGATGTCGAACTAGCATTAAAATACAACAAAGCATAACCACCCCCATCAAACAATAGATAACCTCACCACCCACACTATTTTATTTTAATTTATTTTTCAACAACCTTTCAGTGTAACAAGCACAAACAGGACACAACAGTCCAAAAAGAAACTCATTCTGTTTGTTACAATTAACGAAGCATTAATATAAGGAGCATGTAATATTCATTTTTTTTTATTGTTCAAATTACTCCAAGAATTTGATCTGATGAAAAAAGGGTAAGATCAACAATGGATTCATATATTACTGAAGATGAAACCGGACAGAAAATTCGTGTAACCCTACACACAAAGTGTCCTAACTGCAAGCGTCTTGACACGGAGTGTTATGATGAACGTCTTGAGGAATTATATTGTAGTCATTGTGGTCTTGTTATGGAAGCTCCTTTTTGTCCAGATTTGGTATTTCCTGGGAGGCGTATTCGTATTTCCAGGGAGTATCTGTGATTTGGCCATAATTGTGTTATAAACTAACTTGCTATTATTTTTTTTAGAGTATTTACAGATATTCTCTTTTCGTGAAAAAAATGGATGATGCTCCATTCATGATGGGAGGGGGGAATCGGAATATGCTATTAGCATGGGGGTTTCTCCTGGTGATGAATGAGAATACAAAAATTGTTCTTTGTGGCAATATTCTTCTTTTTTGGTAATTTCTGTCAGCACGCAGTTTTTATTGTGCAATAAATTTTTTTCCTGATGATTATTGATATTATATATTGTTTTTTTAGCCAACCCTTTTTTGGGACACGTATTTAGAGGGTAACTTCCTGCTATTGTTGGGGTACTGCTACTCCCCTCTCATTAGTGTGTTGGTCATCATCCTATATTTTTTTTTGAATATGTTCATTTATAATAATGGAGTGGAAAAAACACAGCTCCACCATAATCTCTCTTCCCTTTTTCTAATCAAAAGAACAAAGTTCCGGATTAATAAAAAAAGGGGGAGGGGTATTGGTGAGGTAAATGGGTGTTATATCAATTACCAGTTCTTTTTGATAATTATGAGGGTTCGATTCCCCACAACTCCTAATACGAAAAATAAAACACAAACATTTTTTGGAGGAATACTATTGGATGTAAAAACACAACAAATTATCATAATCATACTCGGAATACTCGCAATAGCGAGTGTAGTAAAAGGCAATCAAACCACATTGGACATAATAATCGCAGGACTAATCGGGTTCTTAAGTAACAAAACCCTCACAGACAAACAATCAGAAATAATAGAAAACCAGATACAAGCAGGTAAGGATGATGTGCAATGAGAAAAACAAACAAAGCACTAAAGGAACAAAACAAGACTACCGATTTCTAGACTACCGCCTGGACCAACTAGAAACCAACCTACGCAAAGGACAGGAAAAACTAGAAATAGAACAAAAAAACAATTACAATGACCTGATTAAAATGTTGCAAGTACTCCAGGAAGGCAATAACGAACAAAACAAACAACTTGTAGAACTAGCACAAAGACAAAAAAGTGTCGAAGAAAAACTACCCTGCATAGACAGTCTCAAAGAAGTAGCTACGAAGCACAACACAGAGATAAAAGAACTGGAACGCAGGATGGAAATATACAAACAAATACTCATGCTAGTCGGGACAGGAGTCATCATCAGTTTACTCAGCCAAGTAATACACATATAAAGTGGAAACGGAAGGATGTAAAAATATAATTGGAGGCATAATACGATGAAAAGATTTGATAAAACAATAACCGTGGAAAAAGATGGTAAAAAGTACACGAACAATCTCACAAACTGCAGGATAACCTGTGATAATGAAGTGTTAACAAATTATTGTATCCTTGCAGTGGATGGAGGCACCGTAACAATCAAAGAAGGTTCCATGGTAACACAAGTGGGATTAAACGATATTGCAATCAAAGAGGTTGTTAAAATATTCGTCAATCCACCAAAAAAGGAACCAGCAAAAAAAGGTAAAACCAGTAGGAAAGAAGAAACAAAAAAAAGTGAAGGAAAGTAGAGAATATGATGCCTAATGAGTATAACAAGGAATTAATACTGGTTCACCAATTCCTACAAGAAAAACACAGGGAATTTCGTGACAGTAACAAGCTCAAATGTGATGAAGATAGGATGAAATATGCTCATGCAGTGAAAACAGTGGGTGACATAGCATATAACTGTAACATCACAGACAAAGCGAATCCGAATGATACAAAAAGACCGGAACTGTACAACACAGTATACGAAGACCAATAAAATTCAATACGCCCCCCCCCCTACTCCCACAAGAGTAACAAGCTCAAATGAAAAGAGTAATAGCATAATAAAAAAGGATAACAAGAACCTCAACAAATTCACACTGAAAAAATAGAAGGAGGAATCAGACACGACAGAAGAAAAAATATGGCAAAAAAAATACTGGACAAAATCAGCACACGAACCCGACAAATCATTCGAAGTGTTCCAAATGAGCATAGCACACCCCACATGGTCCTACAAAGAAATAAGCCAAAAAACAGGAGTACCAGTCACCACAATATACCAATGGGCCCAACGATACAAATACAGTGAACGAAAAAAAGCCAAACTGGAATACGAAACCAAAATCATCGACGAAATACAACTCGAAAGCAAAATTGAAATAATAAAAAAAAACGCTATGCGAAACATGATAGACGAGGAAATACTGGAAGCCTACGCTATATTCAACAAGAAACTCATCGAAAAAATAGAAGTCGACACTGTAACAACTGCAACCATCAAAAAACAACAACAAATAAACAAACACCTCAACGAATACTTCGACCTATGCAACAAACACCTAAAGAACACCCTAGACACAGAGGAACTCATCAAAACCATTGATAAACAAATGGATAAAGAAGATGAAGAACTTAGCGGACTTGCAAAAGCATTACTCCGAAGTCATGAACGGATAAAGGAGTCAGTTAAACAAAAATGATGACCGTAAGCACAACATTTGACTGGGGCGATTTCAGTAATGTTGCCCTTAACTTTTTTTACAACAGCACTTCCTTCCTTAATATTGCAGTGGGTAGTGTAAGAAGTGGTAAGACTATCACTGCTCTTGCTCGTTTTCTTGATTTTATTAGTAAGAGTCCTCATCATAATTTTGCTATTGCTGGTAAGAGCATTAACAGTTTAAGGCGTAATGTTGTTACACCATTCTTGCAGATGCTTAATACTGAGGGCATTTCCTACAGTTATAATCAGAGTAACCAGGAAATTCGGTTAAAGAATAAGGTTATTGCACTGTTTGGTATTGATAAGGAAGGGGCAGATGAGAAGATAAGGGGTTATACTTGTGCTGGTGCATTGATAGATGAAGCTACTGTTCTTCCTAAGAGTGGTTTTCAGATGCTTCTGTCAAGGTGTAGTCTTGATGGTAGTAAGGTCTTTGTGACTTGTAACCCTGGCAGTCCTCAGAATTATATTTACACGGATTATGTGAATAATGATGATCTGCGTAATGATGGTTTTGTCAAGGTGTTTAATTTCCTCTTGGAGGATAATATTAACCTTTCTCGTCAGACGATTGAGAACATTAAGGCAATGTATTCTAAGGGTAGTGTGTTTTATAAGCGCAATATCTTGAATCAGTGGGTTAGTGGTCAGGGTGCTATTTTTGATAGTTTCACTGATGATAACATCTTTAGTGGTGAGATTAATTTGGATGATTATTATCGTGTGGGTATTGGTAGTGATTATGGTGTGAGTACTACTACTTGTTATACTGTGGTGGGTATTCAGGAGCGGTGTGGTCTGCGTTGTTATGATGTGTTGTTTGAGAAGTTTTTTAATGCTGAACGTGAGGGTTTTACTCAGAGTGATAGTCAGCGTGTTGATGATATTTATGAACTGCAGGAAGCTCATCACTTTAACAGGTATAATACTTTTCATGTGAGTCACGATGCTGAGAGTTTGAAAGCTGCTCTTGAGCAGGATAGGAGGATTATTATGGATATTCAATCTTTTAAGCCTGATACTTTGGATTGTATTCAGAAGATGTCGAGTTTGTTTCATGAGAATCGTCTTCGTATACATGAGTCTTGTAAGGAGACGATTAAGCAGGTGCAGGGTTATGAATGGGATTTGAAGGCGAGTCAGAAGGGTATGGATAAGCCTGTTAAGAAGGATGATCACCTTGTGGATAGTATGAGGGCGCCTATTATGACTGATATTACTGGTCGTGCTATTCGTAGCGCTGTGGTCAGATTGTAATATTTTTTTCTTTGTTGTTCATCTCTTTTTCGGGTGGAGGAATTTGGGGTGTAAAGAAAATCAACTCAAAAAACAAATATTTTTTGTTGGGTTATTTTACACAGAAAAAGAAACGAACACAAGAAAAACACAAGAAAATATGAGAAGCAATTCCCCCTAATATAACAAAAAAAAGATTATTGGAGGCTTAACACACATGGGAATACTTAACAAAATCCGTAACCTTCTCCCAACAATAAGAGACACAAACCACTCCAAATACGCAATATTCAACCACAGACACACAAGGCCCACCACAAGCTACAGAAACCTCCAAGTATACGAACAAGCACTCAACAACTTCTACGTTGCAAGATGCTGCAGAGTATACATAGACACAGCACTAGCTTGTGGATACACCATAGACAGCGACACACAAGAAAACGATAACCCTCAAACACAACACTACCTGGAACGATTATTCCAGAAACCAGAGGGACATCGAAGCAACATGACATGGAGTGGACTAAACAGTCTAATGTGGAAAAGTATGCTAGTACTAGGCGACTGTTTCCTCGAACCCTCAATAGACCCTAATTTTGATGTAGTGAATGGATACAGATACATCCACAATTCACAAATCATGTGGAACTCACAGAATGACTGTTACTGCCTCAGAGAAAAACCAAACGTCACCTTCGAAGACAACGAACTCGTACACATATATGAACCAAGCACACGAGTAGAAGATGACCACTTCGGAGTAAGTGTAATAGACAGTTGTGGCAGTGCATTAGCAATACTAACAAATGCAATGCGATTCAACAATAACCTCCTTGAAAACAATGGACTCAACCCCTCCACAATACTAACCTTCGACAAAGAGGTTAGTGACGCTAATTTTGATGCAGAAATTGAAAGACTCAATTATCAGAAAGAACAAGCCAAGGATGGAGGATTCCTAGCTATACGAGGAGCAACATTCCAAAACGGAGCTGCAAGCAACAAAGATATGAGCTACATGGACCTTATACGATTAGCCAGGGACATCATCATATCAGCATTTGGAGTTCCACCACAAAAGATGGGTATTATTGAAACTGCTAACCTAGGCAGTGGAAGTGGTGACAGTCAAAACCATGATTGGAAGAAAACCTTCGAGGGAAAATCTGTTTTCATCGAAGAAGCTTTCAACAACAACTTAAAGCATTATGGATTTAACGAAAGATTCCATTTCAACCCCATCGATACTTCAGACAGACTATTAGACGCCAACATTAACCAGATATACATTAATTGTGGTGTCAAAACAAGAGATGAAGTACGAAATGAGCTTGGACTGGATAAAATAAAAAATAATGGATGGGCAGGGTATTACAGATGACTAGACGTATAATGCCAGATGAACAATTAAGATGGTCATTAGAATTATCACATATTATGCTTGGCGGATTTGAAGAAGCAGTTAACATTACTGTTGATTGGCTTAACAGTCCCCAGGCTCGCAGGTACTTCTTTGAACAACAAGGAAGATTACATGAGTTCTTTTTTGAAAGTGGTATCTCTGATGAATGGAACCGTATAGTTGAGAGAAGAGCTATGCGTGGTGTGGATGTTATAGAGCAAATCTATGATTATGCTCGGAAGGTGAACATGGAAGATCATTTGGTATCATACACTGCTACAGAAAGGGCTGCGATGAACAGGTTATGTGATTATAATTATGAATTGATTCGTAATGTGACACAGGATGAGATTACTGCGATTCGTAGGCAGTTGGTGCAGGATTATGCAGAGGGTAGGCATCCTAGTCAGACCACTTTGAAAGAGTTGCAATTACAACCTATTAATGGTTGGAGTCCGGAGCAACGTGCAGAGGTTATTGCTCGGACTGAGAGTGCCAGGACTCTTAATGTATCTACTCTTGAAACATTGAAGAGTGAAGGTATTGAGTTTGTGATTCTGTATGGTTGTGATACGGAGAAATGTCCTGAATGTGCTGAACTTAATGAGCATCCTAAACCTATAGATGAGGCTTTGAATATTGGGCTTCCTCATCCGAATTGCACTGGTGTATGGGTTAGTGCTCGTAATCCTAATACTAACCAGTAAAATGGAATGTAACATACCCCCCCCATTGTTATAGAACTAATTTTTTTGATTAGCTGGTGATTACTTGCAATTTCGAATAATTAACAAAGAAATTTCCAGCAATGTTGATGAACAACAAACACTCTACATCACAGGTATTGCTAACAGTGGTACTGAAGACCTTGTAGGCGACACAGTAACAAGACAAGCATTAGAACAAATCTGTACTGATGCTACTAATCATAATTTACACTTAGACCATGATACAGGCCTTGAAGGACTTATCGGTACCATTGTAGAAGCTGAACTTGTTGATGAAGGAGTACTTATCAAAGCAAGAATCCTCGATGAAAGAAGAGATGAAATTGAATCATTACTTCAACAAGGAGTCAAACTCGGACTAAGCATAAGTGGAGTAACCACTTGTAATGATGAAAATCCATCACTCATCGATGAATGGATACTCACCGAGATAAGTTTAACACCCATACCATGCGATCAAGCAACAATGGGAACAGTAGCTATAGCCAAAAGCTTCAAAGAATTCATTGACATTAATGGAAAAACCAAACAACAAAACAACAACGATGAAGAAGAAAAAGAAGAGGAAGAAGAAACCTCAACCAAAACAGAAGAAACTGGAGGAGATAATATGGCTGAAGAAACCATAATAACCGAAGAAAATGTAATCGAATTAATCAACACAGCATTCGCTGAAAAACAAGAAGAGCTTCTCGAAACAATAAGAGGAGAACTCAAAGAAGAATACGAATCCAAAATCAATGCTCAAGAAGAAAGAATAGCTGCACTTGAAGCACAAATTGAAGCATTAAAAGAAGAAAAACCTGCAACCGGTGAAGAAGAAGAAACCAAAGCAGGTGAAGAAGAGGAAGAAGAAGAACAGAAAAAAGACCCAGAAGAAGAGGAAGAAGAAATCGAGAAAAAACTTGTAGGTGTACTCTCTAAAATCTTAGGAGTAAAACCAGAAGACAACACTCCATCATTCAGATATGAACCATCATCCAAAAAAGCATCATCTGAGAAAAAAGGGTACACCCCAAGAGAATTAGCCGAAATGATGGCAAATCAATAAGCGAATAGAATAAAGGAAATGTATAAAATTTGGAGGACGATTAATATGAATACCGAAATCGAAGCATTAAGAAACGCATTAAGCAAAGCTGTACAAACAACCGCAAACCAACCAGCAAGTATGGGAATAACATTCAGAGAAGATATCGCATGGAAAACATTCCAATACGCACCATTCCTCACATTCCTAGAAAGCAAAGGCAGATGCTCAGATGTAAACACTGCAAACGTAGCATTCTACAAAGAAACACCAACAAACACTGCAGCATTCATCAACGAATCAGAAGACATACCAGAATACAGTGCAACAGCATACGCTGAAGTACCAGACAGAATGAAAACCGTAGTAAGTGGAATCAAAGTATCCAAAATGGCAGAAATGGGAACCGATTACATGGATGTACTCGAAAGAGAAATTGAAAGAGGATACATGAAAGTAAACAACATCCTAGACACCACATTACTCGGTGGAGCAGGAACAGCTGCAGCCAAAGACTTCAAAACAGTTTGCCCATTAACAGGTGATGACAAAGTAAACACCGCTCAAGCAGCAGGAAACGCTGCAGGACCTATCACAGAAGATGCAATAGATGACATGTTAGATGTAATCATCAACCAAAATGGTGGACACCCAGACTGTATAGTAACAGACAGTTTCGTAGCAAAACAATTAAGAGCAATCGTTGCACCATACAGAAGATACAACGATAAACTCGACATAGGTTTAGGCCACAAAGTAGTATCCTATGAATCACTCGACGGTACCGAAGTACCAATCATCATAGACCAAAACTTACCATACACACAAACCGGTAACAAACACAACATGTTATTCATTGATAGTTCAACAATTGATGTCAAATACTTAATGAGACCATCACTTGTTACCGATTTACCAGGAAACAACCTTGCATTCAACCAAGCAGTAGCTTCCTTTGTAACCGCTATGAACGTTGCACCATTCAAAAACGGAGCTATTACTGATATTACAACACAATCTTAAGAAAATAAACTTATCCTTTTTTTCTTTTTTCAACTTTTTTTTCCACAATAGAAAGAAAACCGATTCCACAAGAATATAGGTAGGTGGTCTTATGAGCATATATGATGATTTAAGAAGCATTATGGAATTAAACGGCATCGACACAAGCAAATATACGGACAGTATGCTTGATGCATTAATACTTCAAGCCAAAGGATTGATTAATGCTCCATACACAACCGACAGCCAACACAACGATTTTGTCAAAAAATATGATGGCACACAATACATGACCGAAAGTTACCCACTCAAGGAAGTTACTGAAATACGAATCAATGACGAACCAGTAACACCATTAAAGGTACGGTCAAGTGGAATCATATACTTTGACGAAACACTGCACGGTGTACTGGAAGTTGATTACATCGTCGGATTAACTGAAATTGATTACAAGGACTATTTGCTTCCAATTTGTGCACATCTAGCTAATGGTGTTGAAGGAAATAACATGGCAAGCATATCTGAGGGTGATGTCAGTGTTTCTTATGATACTGGTAGTTCTAATGCTATGATAAATTCTCTTGTAAGTAACCTAAGGAGCAAGTATGGGGCTAGGGTGAGATTCTTATGAAACCCTTTTTCCCTGATACGGTACTGCATCGGTACTCATACAATGAGGATGGGACTGGTGTGTATGGTGAAAAGGTTGGATCATACACTTACACTGATGATATCACTGTGGATTTTCAGAATGAGAGTAATGCACAGGTGGCTCATGAGTATGGTGTGGAACTCTCAGACTTGTACAAGATATACCTTGACATCAATACCACACTCTGTGAGAGTGACGAGTTACATGATGACAATGACAACATCTATACGATAGTCGGTGGTATACAACGATACCCTAAATTCCATAAATACCAGAAAGCCCACCTCAAACTAGTAAGGAGGAATAAACGATGAGTGCCAAGATGACCATTAACGATAGCCTATGGAAGAAACTAGACAAGGCACGAATGGCAAGTGCTATGACTAAGGCAGTTCGTGATACTATGCGTGAGGTTAGTGAGACTAGTGCAAAGAAGGCTCCTAAGAAGACTGGTAACCTCAGAAGAAGCCACAGTCATGATGTAAGAGTCAGTGGTGGAATAATAACCGGCAGAGTAAAGAATAGTGCTAATTATTGGGTGTATGTGAACTTTGGTACTAGTCGTATGAAGAAGGGAGGCCGACACTTCCTAGAAAATGCAGTTAATACGGTGAATCCTCCACAAGCTATCAAAACGAAGTTTAAGGAGTATTATGGTGGTGATAGTTCATGAACAATTTTGAGTCTTTTGTTGTAGAATTACTGCAAGGCAGAATAACTTATGATGGCAGAATTGTTGAAGTCAGAAGAGAATTCCAACCACCACTTGACCGATTACCGTGTATTACTCTTGATCTTCCTGGTGACACTACCATGTTTGGTGAAATATGCGTGGATGAATGCTCCAGGTATGTTCATCGTGATGGTAGTGTGAATGTACATGTCTGGTGTAATACGGAGGAGGAACGAGAAGCAATTAACAGGCGTGTTTCAAATTGTTTCAGTAAGGCTTTGATGCATGATTACACTTACTGCACACAGTACAATGAAGGTAACTGCAAGAGCATGAAACGACGGTGTGAAGCATCACTTATGAACAGTAACCGTGCAAGGCGCCGAAGATGCCCCTGTCCCACTGAGTATGGGTATCAGTCATTGATAATAAAGCATAACCTCACTGATGGTACACTTGATGTGGAACCCCCATTCTATATGGATGAACTTGACCAGAACCCCCCGGTACTACATAGCATATTCCAATGCACATGTGAATACATTGAAGAATATGGATTGTACACGGAGGAAGAACGTGAAGACCCGGATAGTGATTATCCACGTTTTAATGGAGTGAGTGGTTATGATGTTGAAGTCCAGTAAGTACTGGAAGAATACTAGGCCATATCAGTTACCCTTGTGGGCTGTGGAAAATAGTGGAGAATCAAAAAAAGAGATTGAGAACAACAAGAAAAGGAAATATCAAACCAAGTGAAATGAATTATTTTTTGGAGGTAAAAAATATATGCCAATCCCAAGACCTGGAATAACATATAATGAAACAGTAGCAACCATCACAGAACCAATTGAAGTAGAAGAAGTGCTCTGTTTCATAGTACAAACATCCGAAACCTTACCAGGTGACGGACAACTCACATTATACGAAAGCTTCGATGCTTTCAGTGCAGTAGCAACCAATAAAGGATTACCTAAAACACTAGAACTCATTAACAACATACTCGCCAGTACTGGTGCAACAGAGTTCTATGTGTACAGTGTCAAAACTGATACAGCATCTGGTTTCACCACGGCAGTGACCAGTAACACACACTATAAAGAGATACGAAGAGTAATCTACTTCGAAGAAACAGCATCCTCTGAGGCTAATCCTATCCGTGTAAAGATGAATGCTCTTGCCAGTGCATGTCACACTACCAGTCATAATGGTAGTTTCAGAAAAGCAATAGTCATACCATATGGTACTGTTGAAGATGCTGTAAATGATGAAGACGCACAGGGATTACCACAAGACATTGCATTAAACACAATCACAGGTATAAACCCTGACAGTGATGGTAGACTCTATGTGTTCATGCCGGACAATTACATTGCAATGATCAATCACCTACTGGAAACACCGGAGGGAGTAGAACCTGGTTTTGAGTATGTGGATGGAGTAGACACACCAAAATACGTTTGGACCTATGACCAAATGGACACACTCCGAAATGCAGGTATAAACTTCTTAGAACCCGAAAGAGTTAATGGAGTTACATCTTACAGGATTCACCTAGGTGTGACCACTGGTGCAAAAACAGACAAAGCCGACAGATTAATAGCTTCAAGAGAAATTGCTGATGCACTTCTCCGTGATATTGACACGGAATTATCTGTTTATATTAAAGGTCCAAAGAATGATGAAAGAGAAGCTATGGCACAAGAAACAGTCGACAATGTCATACAAAGTTATGTGTCACGCCTATATGTTGATGCTGAAGGCACTACCCTCGTATTAACAGATAATGGTGACATGACATATGCACTTAATGGTACAATTACACCTACACGTACTCTTGTGGCTATTGAAGTAAACACAATCTTACAATAATGGAGAATATAGGAGGTAAATAGTATGTCAAAACTAAGTAATATTGCAAAGAATGCTACAAACACAATAAGTCAAGCCGCTCTCGATGCAGCTATCGAATTTGAAGCTAAGGCAATGATTGAAAAAGAAGATGCAGAAGCTGCAAAAAATTGGACTGCAAAATCACGTACAGACCTTGCAATAGTAATGTTATGGTATCAGAGCCAATGGTTCCAGATACACTGTGAAACACCTAGTTTCAATCACAAGCAAGAAATGAATGAACGTATTGCTTGTGATGACCACATACCATACGAAGTAAATTATGGTGGGGAAGAATATAGCTTCGACCTTAAAGGAGTAGCTCAAGACCAAAGATGGATTTTTGAAAACCTCATGTACAGGCAGAGTAAAGGTACACTCAAACATATGCCTCACCTCTACGTGTACAAATTTAACAAGAGAGGAGAAAGAATCCGTGACTATCAATGGAGACAGTGCGTGTTTGAGGAAATCAAGCAGGATAAGAACGAACCGTTCGATGTGTCCGGTAAAAGTTATGAACCTATTGTTAACCCTGCTAGTGCACAGGAAAAAGATAGACTCGCACAAGCTATTAAGAAAGTTAAAGCTAATTCAAAATTAATTAAACAGTTAAAGGCTGCATTAGCATAAATGGATGGACTAAATATGTGAGAGGGGATGGAACAATACTATTTTTGTTCTATCCTTACTTTTTTTTTAACCAACCAAAACATTATGATTAGGAATAAAAACATTACAATGGAGAAAAGAAAACATGAAACCTGAAGATATAGTATCCCCACCCCCTGTACCAGAAGAATACCGTGACAAACTAGAAGGCAACAACGACATAACCGAACCAACACCACTAACCGATGAAGACCTTCAAAAAATACAAATAAGAGACGGAGTATGGAAACAAGAAGCAAAACAAATACCATTAGACCTTGTAGAACCAAGAGAAGCACAACTACTAACCAAGGCAATCAATGATGTACCACTACTACCCGGAGAACAAGAAGAACTAAACAACATACTCAAAAAATACCGACCAGCAATATATGACATCGAACCAGACCGTGTTGTTGAAACATACAAGGAAAACAAGGAATTCGTAGATGCCAAAAATGAATTCATAAACCTAGCCGAAACATATGATGATATAGAGACAATCACAATGAATTACAAGTTTGATAGCAAACACACCAAGACATACAAGTTTGATATACATCCACTAGAGGATAGCAGGGCAATAATAGACATACAACACCACCTTGACGTGTTCCAAGATTTCACACAAGACGAACTATTATTATGGAACAAGGAGAAAACTGGAGAAGCGCTTACACGTGAGGAAATGGTAGTCGTGGAAGGATTGAATCGAAGAGTCAATGAAATAGCACAAAGAGATGAAATACGTATTGCAAGACAGTACCTAGCGATGTGTGTATCATTCCATGGAGAACCATTGGATTATGAAGGTATGCTTGAAGTGTTTGAACATATGAAACCATTATACGTCACCGCACTGTTCAGTAAGGTACAGGGTGTACAACAAGTGGGAACGGAACACTTAGAAGAAGTGTTTCCTGAAACTGATTAAATCGTATCCGATGAGGGTTTATGTTGAAGTCTCAAAGAATCATAACATTCCATTCCTTGAAGTTGTCAAGGGACAATTCCGTCCAGAGATTCGTATTTTGATTATGTATTATAATTATATGTTCCGTTTGGAGCAACAGGAGTATGAACGGATGGAACGTGAGATGAAGAAAGACATGAACTCCTAGAAAAAAAGATTTGAATAAAGTATGATGATGTATGAAGAATAATAAAATTGCAACACGGAGGTGAAAAACAAGATGGCAGAAAACACAGACATAATGATCCAAGTAGAAGCAGAGATTTCAAAGGCAATACAGAATATTAACGAACTAGAAAAAAGCCTCAAAACCACACAAACCACAATCAACGACCAAATCAATCCCAGCACAGAGACAATGGGAGGCAAACTCCAAAAAGTCGGAGGCAAAATCTCCGGACTAGGAAACAAGATAAAAAGTGCCCTTGGAACAGAAGCAGCACTAGCATTCGCAGCTGCCGGAACAGCTGCATTGAATTTCAGCAAACAATGTGTGAGTGCAGCTATCAAGAGTGAGTCTGAGTGGACCAGGTTCGGAGCACTCGTAAACAGTAACGGTGGAAACTGGGCTAATGAACAGAAAGCAATAAGGTCTTGGGCAAGTGATCATGCAAATGCTATGGGATATGCAGTAAGTGACACACGGCAAGCCAGTATGGCACTCATGCAATACGGTGTGAAATCGAATGAATTGAAAACTGCTATGAATGGTGTGGCTGGTGTAGCTGCTCGTACTGGTATGACTGAAGTTGAAGCATCACAGATGGTTATCAGTGCTTTGAACGGTCGTGGAATGCAACTAGCAAAGATGACCGGACTACGTATTGAAGACTATAAAAATGCTGATGGTCAGATTGACCGTGAACGCTTACTCAATGATTTATACAATCAGAATAAGGATGCTATTGCTGCACATGGTAAGACTACTGAGGCTGCTGTTCAAAGAATGAACAATGCTTGGGGTAGTTTTAAGAAGGATATCGGTGATGCATTGTTACCTGTTGTTGGTATGCTTGCTGATGTTGCAGCTGCTATAGCGAAGGCATTTAAGAATTCGCCTGGTTGGTTCAAAGGATTTATTGCAGTGTTACTCGTGGTTGGTGGTGCTATTGGTGCAGTGATTGGTGTACTGGGTTTGATTGCTCCTGCACTTGTTAGCCTTGGTGGTATGATTACTGCTATTGGTGGTGCTGGTAGTATTATGGGAGCTCTTGCTCCGGTGACTGCAGGTCTTGGTGTTATCTTTGGTGGTTTGGGAGCTGCGATAGCTAGTGCATTGTTACCAATAATAGCTATTATAGCTGCATTCGCATTACTGTATGTTGTTGGTGCTAAGATGGGCTGGTGGAAGGACTTATCTGGTATGATTTCCAAGTTTGGAGAAGTACTCGGACAAGTAGTCGGTGTAATTAGTGATTTTGTATCATGGTTTGTGAAGTTATTCACTGATTTCCCAGCTGCACAGGCACAATTCAAAGAATTTGTAGGTTTCCTTGGTGGAGCACTCGTAAGTGCACTTGGCAGTGCATGGGATGGTATCAAAGGAGCCGGAGAAGGATTACTACAAGCAATAGGTGACATGTTCAAAGGAGCGATAACTGGAGCTATTAGTGCTGCACAGGACTTCTGTAGTAATATTGTGGATACTATTACTACTGGACTAACTAATCTTGGTGCTAGTGTAGTGCCTGGTGGAGGACTCACTGAGGGTATACTAGCAATATTTGCACCAATACCAACACTACTCTATGGACTGTTCCAGCGTATTGGTCCAATGGTTGTACCGGCTATACAACAGTTCATCAGTGATGTGGTGAATGGTTTCAGTCAGTTAGGTGGCAGAATAATTGGTTCGGTTGAACAGTTCGTCAGTAATGTTGTAACTGGTTTCAGTAAGCTCAGTGGACAAGCAGCCGGTTTCGTAACCGATTTCATTAATGCTATTGTCACTGGTTTCAGCCAACTAGGTGGTCAGATATCCGGACTAGTAATGCAAGCAATAACATTCATAGGTACTACTATATGGAATGGATTATTGAGTTACCTTGCTTTCTGTGGTCAAATTCGTACAATGCTTATACAGATAGTGATGAACTTCATTATGCAGATTCCATTATATATTCAGTTGATTGCAAATGCAATTCTCGTGAGGTTCAATATGCTCATCGCACAGGTCAGTATGATTTGGAGCATGATATTCATGGCCATCCGTATGAAGTTGATGCAGATATGGACAGTTGCAGGACAATTAGCAGGTATGGTATTGAATGTGATTATTACTCGGTGGAATGCACTTGTAGCTCGTGTTCGTGGTATATTCCAGAATGTGGTTAACACTGTTCGTAGCAGATTAGCTAGTGCAGTGGGTGCTGCGAAAAGCAAAGCTGCAGAGATATATAATGGTATCAAAAACAAGGTAGCAGAGATACCACAAGCAGTTGCAGACGAATTCAATAAAATCAAGGAGAAGATTAGTAATGCACTTGACAATGCTAAGAACATAGCAGTCAGTAAAATCAGTGAATTAGTCGCTGCAGTAAAAGGAGCATTGGGTATTGCTTCACCTGGTTACATACAACGGATGATGACCTACGAATTCAGTGCAATACCAGAAATCATAACAGACAACAGTACACTTGCAATTAGTAATGCTAGTAAGATGGCTACTGGTATTGTGAGAGCTTGGAATGATAACATGGACACACTAAGCGTTGATATTGATGAGAACCGACAGAATATTCTTGATCGTATCACAATACCACCAATCATAAACAGTGACGCACTAAGCACAACGACCTATGGTAACATGAATGATGCATTGAGAATATCCTCACAAGCAGACATACTCAATAGGCCAACAAGGCCAGGACAAACACAGAACAATGAAAACAACAACAACCAACACAAAACACTAGTAATCAATGAAGTCAAACTAGACTGCCACAACCTCACCGAAGCCGAATGGAAACGAGGACTCTGGACTGCAATACAAGGAGTATACGAGGGATTATAAATATGACACAAGACTGTAAACAATTCGAAAAACAATCCAACTGGCTAGTACAAGGAAGCAAAGGCGACCTAGTAGAAAACATGCAAAGAGACCTACGAACACTAGGCTACTACAAATACCGGATAGACAAAGACTTCGGACCCAAAACCTTCGGAGCAGTACAAGCATTCCAACGAAAAGAAGGACTAACACCAGACGGAAAATACGGGAACCAAACATGTAAAGCATTGAACAAGAAAATCAACGGAAACACTACCAAGACCAACAAGACAAGTACCAACCCCCCACAAGATTACAATATAGACTGCACTAAACTAGGAGAATTTGTACCCAGCAGACTCAATCCCAACAATGATGGGGGCATAGTAAAAAACTTACAAATCGCCCTACACCTCCTCGGATTATATGATGACGACCAGGGAATATTTGGAGCAGTTACAGAAGAAGCAGTAATGAAATTCCAACGAAAATACAACACCGACCACCCCGCCGAAACACCATTGCATGAGGATGGTTTCTTTGACCAGGACACTTGTCAGAAAGTCAAAGCAGCCATCGAAGCCAAAAACAAACAATTTGAACTTGATTGTACTAAAATGGTTGATGACAACATGCCTCGCAGAGGCAATAAGGACAACAATAAAGACACAGTCAGTAAGATACAATCATACATGAAAACATTAGGCTTCTACTCAGCAGATAAGGTAGGAGTATTCGGAATATATACCGAGGAAGCTCTTATCAAGTTTCAGAAAAAATGGAACAAGGACCATCCTAAAGAGGTACTACATGAGGATGGTTACCTTGACCAGTTAACCTGTCAGAAACTCCGGGTAGCTGTAGATTCTAGGGGCAAGGTCAAGACTAAGAAGGAATATGTTCTCATCTGTCCAAACATAGACCTTAACAAGACAAACAGACAATCACAACTTAAAGACTCCAAAAAGAAGAAGCAGGTTGAACAGTTACAAACATACCTCAAAGAACTAGGATACTACACACGCCAGGTCGATGGGGATTATGGTGACAAAACAGAGCAGGCAGTAAAGGACTATCAGACATGGTGGAATAAGACTCATCCGAAACCAGCAATAGGACCCCTTGCAGTTGATGGAAAATTCGGCCCTATTACTTGTGGTAAACTCAAGGAAACCATTGAGGAAAAAGCCAAAGAAGCAGAGAAGAAAACTGCAAAGAACAAAATTGTTAAGCAGAAAGAGATTATCATTGATGCCAAGAAGTACAATTATATCAAAGCAGAAGATGCTAATTTCACCATAGAAGGATTACACTTCATAATCACTGATTTCAAAGAAACCAACGGGTATCGTGTAAGGCCTTGGAAGACTACTGAGATGATGGATGATACTTTTTACAGGTATAAGGGGCATATGCAACCTTGTGAATATACATGCACGATATTTGTTAGTGATATGAATTATCAGAACATTAAACCGGCACTCTTGTTGTTGCAGGAGAAGGAGCGGTGCAAGGTGATATGTGCTTTCATGGAAAGTGGGGATTATTACTTGGATATTAGTCGGACTTTGGATAAGTGGCCTATGTGGAAGTTGGAGTTACACCTCACTGAGGTGATATAAGTATGGCAACCACAACATCTACTAAGAAAACAACAACCACGACTAAGAAGACCACCACAACTAAGAATACCACTGACAAGAAAGCAACAACAAACAAGAAAACAATAAAATACCTACCAGACAACGCAGACCTAGACTACGGAGACAACAACGAAACAGTAACCATACTACAAACCATACTCAAAGCACTAGACTACTACAAAGCCACAATAGACACCTACTACGGAACCGTAACCAAAAACGCAGTAACAGCATTCCAAAAAAAATACGGACTCAAACAAGACGGATACGCCGGACAAGTCACCTGCAAAAAACTAAACGAAATATACAAAGAACAAATCGAAAAAACCAGTGACAAAAAAAAGAACGAAGAAAAAAAGAAAGTATACGTTGACGACTTCACACTAGACAACAATCACCCCCTCACATACACCTTCGAACTAATCGACGAAATAGCACAACAACCAGACACAGACCTAGTACCATCCGAGAACCTAGAAAACTATAAGACCAGTGCATTCGCAGCAGCTCCCACATGGAACTGTGACGGAGAAGGACTAACCAACGAAGTATCACTACAACTACTATACACAGTAGACCTCATGATGAAACTACACGAATACCAGAAATGCAAATTAGTGATCAGTGATTATTACGAGGAAATTTACACAGTCGAAGGATACATCAGCAACATAAAAATATCACATGATAGTGACAAGTGGAAGATAGACTTGAACATGACAGGTTATAACAATTTCCTGAACATGACAGTTGAAAACTACAATGCTACTTGTCTTCAGTCTGAGCACTTGACTAAGCTTATTGAAATGGCAGGTTTAGTGCCGGATTTACAGTTGGATGGTTTACCAGATGAAAGTGTGACTATTAATGTACAAGCACAAGCAACTACTGGTGATACTAGTGGAGGTCCTGGAGCCGGTGCTACCAAGACACTTGATGAAGTATATCAGATGGCTGCACAATTCAGTTATGGAGGTTACAGTACTGGTGACCCTGAGGAAGCTTGGAAAGCTTATGAACGTGGTCAGAGGAGCTTTGACTGTTATGGTTGCAGTAGCTTCTTGTTCTATTGTTTGAAAAACTTTGCTAAGATTCCATGTCGTATTATGCAGGGAGGAAGTCCAGTGAGCCGGAGTGGTACTCATCGTGTGGTGCAGATTAAGGAGAATGGGGAGTGGCATTGTCCAAAACAAGCTTGGAGTTTAACTATGATGCTCAGACCTTTTACTCCAGAGAATAAGCATGGTTTGGCAGTTTGGAATAATATGCAGTGGGATGGTGACACTACTACTGCGACTACTGATACAAGTACTGATACAAGTACTGATACCGATACGGAGGGAACATCATGAACTATTATGAATACAGGCTCAAAGAGATAAGCGATGCAATACCCATACTAAGTGAAAAAAAGGATTGCAAAGAACTTGTTGAAAATCTACGAGCCGAAAGAGAAAAAATACTCAAAGAATTACGATACGACAAATAAGGGGGAGGTGTAGTAATATTGACTGAAATAACACAAGAAGAAATAGAAGCAATCACATGCGCACTACAATACTACCTAAACGACCTCTACAAAGAAATATGCGACTACGAAACAGTCATAAGAAACAGGAAAACAACCACCATAGATGTAGGAGGCATACCACAAACAGTATACATATATGAATGCCCATGCCAAACAATATACCTGAATAGCCTACACTACCCAGTCAGTTACGGCAGACAACACATCATGAACAATGACTACTACTATGACTTCAATGAATACGATGATGAAATAGACCAAGCCGGCACATACACACGAGTCAATGACTGTGAATGGCATAAAACACTACCGGAGCATGACCCAATATGACCACAATGGCAGTAGCAGCAGACAACAACACAACATATAGTGAGGACACACGAGACCTCACTTACTTCTGCGATAAAATGCGAGAACAAGGGTATGATGTCACACAAGTAGGAGTAGGACCAAACAAGATACAAAATTACATGCTCAGTCATTCTGCTGATATTATGATTCAGATTGGTGGAGGACTCTGTTGTGGAACACTAGGCGACTTCATAAACGGTATTGGAAAGTATTATCATGCAAAGAAAGGTTCTATCATTTACAACATGAAGGCTAATAATTTGAATCCGGAGACTCATCCTTGCAGGAGAGCACAGGACTGGTACTATGATATGTCCTTCATTAACAAGCATAAGGAAATGAAATACCCTGATATATACCAGAAGTATAGTGATAAAGTATATGGATTTGCATGGGGAAAAAACATAGAAGAAACAACTGCAAACTTTATCAAGGCAATTAATGGACAAGCTACTACAAGTACTGATGCACAAGCAGCTGGTGGAAGTGGTAATGTACTTGACCTTATTAAGCAGGCTATGAATCCGTGGGACCAACTGGGTGTGCAGATGACATTGCATGGTGACACGGTCACAATCAAAAGAACAGACCCAGACACTGCGGTGCCACTAAGCCGTAAGAAGATTCAGAACAATACCATTACCTTTGAGGAGTATGACCCTACTACTCCGAACAAGGTTGATGAGGAAGTATTCGACCAAAGACTCATAGATAAGTATGGTGTGGTGGATTGTACACTTGAAAAGAATGATTGGAAAGAACAAGCACTACTTATTGGTAAACGAGGACATGGTCATAGTATTGACTTGAAGGCTTTGATGAGTCCTTATTGGCAGGTGGGTAACTGGGTAAAGCTTGACCTTCCGGAGTTGGAGGTAAACCAACAAGAATATTATATCAGTAAATTATCACTTGATAGTGCACCGTTCGTATCATTGACCCTTGAACCAGCCCCTCCTAGTTTGTATGTGGAGGAGCAGAAAGCAGCAGCAACCGGAGCCACAACCACTGCTACAGGTGAAGCTAAGACTGGAAGAATATGTAGTATCATCAGTAAGGTTGGTGGAGTGCCTATCACTGATCCAAAAAGCTTGTATGAGAACTTCAAGAAATTCCACTACAGACTATACTACAGTGAAGAAGTTAGTATTGAAGGGGAATTGCGAAGGATTCAAAATGGTGAAAGTTGTAACTGTACTGACTTTGCACAACTCTACTACGAGGCCTATAAGGAGGCCGGTTGGGACATGAACAAGATTCGATACTGTAATGGATATGTGCAATGTAGCAAAAGTTATGGTCATGTATGGCTTAATGTAGACCTTGGTAATGGTTGGGAAATATGTGACCCATCTGGTGCTGCGAAAGGTAAACCTTGGGGTAGTTTTATTTGTGGAAGACAATCCGGAACACCTAGTTATAATCAGTCTTGGTTATTAAGCGATGATGGAGTGACATAAATGGTTAAGACAGTGACAAATGAGATGGTAAGAAGAGCGTTGAATGATGTGGTAACACACGCCCAGCACACCAGTACCATAAGTAGAGGAGTACAAAGAGGCGAAGACAACAAGGTAGATGCCCTCATGGAAAAAGTAGTCACCAAGGTAAGTGGTAATACTCTTATTTGTGAGGATGGGACTGAAGCAACATTGGTTAGTCCTCTTCCTTGTTTGTTTTGGAGGTGTATTAATACTCCTGATGATAAGGGTGTTGCTACTCTACGAAAGCCTGTTGGTGCTTTGATTATGACTAGTAATGAGATTAATTATTGCTTGGGTATTATTGGTGAGAGTAGTGAGTTTGAGGTGTTTATTCGTGTGGGACGGTCTCATTTGAAGGTGAATAGTCATTTCATATCATTGATGAGTAAACACCTTGTATTGAATGGTATTGAAGAGAAAAAGGAAACAGAAGAAACTGGTACAACCAGTAACAACAATAATGATGAAGAGAACACGGAGAGTGGAACATGATAAACGATATAATCCTATCACAGACCAGTGACACAACATATGACTGGCGATTTGATGGTAACAACTTCCTAACCGGTACAGGTAACAGTAGACTACAAAGCGCAGTACTACACGCCACACTACTACGACCCTACGAGATGGAACCAGAACTGTACCAAGACAAAGGATGCAAAGCACACGACTATGTCAAAGACCGTATGACACAACACGTACAAACACTAGTAGAAGAAGGCATCAATGAAAGCATACAAAACATACACGGAGTACAAGAAGCACGTACAACAATAGAAACCGGAGAAATGGGAATAAAAAGTAGCATAGTAATATTACGAGATGATGGAGAGGAGGTAGTAGTAGATGGAGCCACTATCTGAACAAGACTTACTATACACAATCGTTGAATTTGTACAGAACCTCGGACTGATTAGTGAAGATGAAAATGTCACAGAACTGTTGCAGAACAACAGATTAACCGAGAATCAGTATATTATCATATGTGCAGTGTATGCATACCTTGCAAGTCAATATGAAAACGAACGATACACAATAGAACAAGGAATAGACTTGAACACGGCAACTGGTAATGCACTTGACAACCTAGGAAACCTATTAAATGTGCCACGTATACAAGCACAACCAGCAGTACTAATGTTAACTGTAACACCTAATATCAGTACCAGTGAAGCCATACTCATACCAACCGGTACAAAAGTAGAATTCGAATCATTCACCAACACATCAGACTTCCTAACAACACAGGACTACACCATACCCGAAAACAGCACCACACCAATCACGGTACGATGTGAAAGCTACGACCAAGTATACATGCCAAGAGTACCAGCCGGTTGTGCAGTAGGCCTAGAAGGATTCACAGAACTAGTAGTAACCAACCCCGAATCAAGCACACACGGACAAAGCATAGAAGACGACAAAGATTACCGGACCCGATTATCAAGATGGGCAGCACAACCAGAAAGAGGCTCAAAGGAAAGGATACAAAATTATCTGCGAAACCTCAGTATCGTAAATGACTTTGAACTCATACCACGATATGCCGGCCCCGGTACTCTCAAAATAGTATGTGACACCATACCAGGAGAAGAAACTAATATAGGACTACTCGTGGATGAGAACTGTATGATTGAAACAGATGATCCATGCACTGTTGTACCACCTGCTATTGACCCTTACGAAGAACTAGTAGTACATGTTCAAGTTGCAGAGAGCAGTAATATCAGTACTGAAGAACTCAAAACTATGCTCACTACTCAATTGCAGATATACGTGGAAGGAGGTACTACACGATTGAACACTAGTATTAAGGGACTTGGTGTTGGTGGTGATTTTGTACCAGCTGATTGTATTCGTTTTATCCTGGAGCAGTTCCTTGAAGTGGAGAATGTTTACTTCGAAGCTAGACAAGAGGAGAATGATGAGTTGTCTCCCGTGTATACAAGTATCAGTGTAGACCGTTTACACAGACTCCGGTTCAATAAGATTACGGTGGAGATTGTATGAAACGATTTGTTGACTTGTTACCCTCATACTTGGATGGTCCGAATATCAGAGCTCATGGAAGTGCTATTGACAGTGTGAATGACTTGGTGTTGCACAGGTTGTACTTGGTGCGTGATACTCTTCGTAGTACTCGTCCTATCGTGTTTGTGGATGTGCATAATGTACGTGTGGAGACTGTGGAGCCCATACTGGGTATTGTGGTGACATTAGCTGATGATGGTGGTACTGTTTCCTTGGATGTTCCGGAGTTGACTAATAGTTATACTGTTAGCTTGGCTGAGGATATTGAGAGTGTACGGGTAGTTACTACTGCTACTGAGTATGAGAAGAGTATACTTGATGTGGATAGTACACTTGATGTGCTTGGCAGGTTGTTGAATATTGTCCGGTTTGATGGTGAGAGTGATTATGATTATCTTCGTCGTTTGAATTATTTCATGGATAACTTCGGGGAGATGAATACTGGGTTACTTTATGCTCGCTTGGTGTTTGGTAGTGAGAATATTTGGTTGTACAAGTTCAAGGACTTGTATGAGGAGAATCCTACTCAGTGGGAATCGTTGAAAGGTGATTATTGGCTCGGTTATGTTTTCAAGCTTGGTGAAGGAGTTGCTGCTCCTAGTGCTGAGGTGGAGAACTTCATCGCCCAATACTTACCAGTAACACGACCTATCATGTATAAGGGTAATAATGAGAGTGATATTCGTGTGTTGGATAAGATTTATTTATTCTCACCTTGGAGGATAGGAATACTCTCAGATAAGGATGGAACAATTTATCCTGATACACCAGTGGATGTGACTCTCTGCTTCAAAGATGGAACAACATACCATGTAGCTCCAACAGACCCTGGGAAGGTCACTACTGATAGTGAGGGGTATATTTGTCTCGGATTAAATAAATTGCTTGGACTTACAGGAGTCAAACTAGAAAACAACGAAGAGACTTTCATAGAACATGGAATTGCCACAGAGACAGGATTACAATTGTATCACCCAACTCTCCGTCCAAGTGGTCGAATTGTACCCTTGTATTATTACAAAGACTTATGGTATCTTTGGACTAGTATGGATGGATATACTCATGGAATATATCGTTACATGGGATATGAAGAACATGTTGTTCAGAGATCATTAGAGGTCAAACCGGCATATGTTGATGTAGACAGGTATCAATTACTCATGTACAATTTGAAAATGGATGTAGTACTGGATAGTTTCTTCATCCATTTGAGGACTGTTCGTCCACCTTTTGTATACTTTGCAAGTTATAATGACCTTGACCAAGGTAAAACCACTCCTTCTTCGTATACTCCGACTGGTTGGCTTACAAGACACTATTTCAGTCATAAGAAGGATGTGTATTATGTCTTCAAAAACGGGATAGGATACATGATAATGGATGATGGTACTGGACACTTACGAGCATATCAGTCATTCGACTTCAGAGAGTACACTGATTTATGGTTCACGATTGGTTGTACTAGTAGTAGGTATGTTCGTACTACTTTTGAGATGCATGATGATATCACACAGTTTGAACAGTATATTAATCCGTCACCTGAGATAAATGCACCGTCTAGTGTTGAAGCTTATTATCTCGAAGTTGCAACGGTTACTGGTACTCTTGTGAAGGGTGCTATTGGTGTGAGTGGTGCTACTGTTCGTTTGCTTAGTGGTGCGACCGTGTGTGGTACTGCAACCACAGATAATGATGGTGCGTTCACTATTTCCTATCAGACTACTAGTACAGATTTCGGAAATACTTTCTCATTGGAAAGTGTGGTTGATGGTGAAACTGCAACTGCCAGTGTACAGTTAGTATTGAAGAAACGTGATGTCACACTCACCGTGCCTAGTACGATTACTGGAACTGTTGGTGATACAATACAGTTGCCCGTAACTGTTGTGGATGAAAGAGGCACGAATGTGAATACTGGAGAAGTAACCGCTGTTGTGAAACCTATTGTAGAAGTGCCTATTACTAGTCATATGGGTGTGAATCCTCACAGGTTCTTTGTGGATTGGAATAGCATAACACAGGCAGAGAAAGAGGATGTAAGAGCAAATGCAAGTAGTATTCATGTTTTGGATACGAGTAGTCAATATTATGAACAGGATGGAATCATTGGATACAATAGTGAGTATGATGGATTGTATTCTAATTTGTATATGCCAACGGTTAATCCGCCTGTTTCGTTTGATTTGGGTTTGTCTACTGGTACTAAGTATTACTTGTTTAGATATGATGGGGGAGAATAGTATGGTAGATGTAAATGATGGAAACGCAACAATAGAAATAAACACAACAGGACTAACAGAGGGAGAATACAAGATACAAACACAATACACAGATGGAAACTATTACAACAATGCAAGTGTGGAGAATAGCATATTAACCCTCGAACCAGTAACATGGACTGAGATAGGAGTAGGCACTAGCACGCCATGGCAGAGCAGTATGTGGAACAAAATAGAAATAAACAACAAGGGAGAAGCACACAGTAACTACCAATACAGAAACAGCATACTACAAGCAATCACACTACGAGGCGACTTCACACTAAGATTACACATAAACAGCTTCAACTTTAACACATGGAACTTCGGACTAGTCAAGAACAGTACAAGCAGTGCCAATCCTGTAATGAATGTGGCAATGGGCGACACACTAAACGGACAAAACATAAACAAAGTATTCCAAGATGGATGGGGTAACTGGGACACCACAATACCCGTCACCATCTCAAGACAAGGCAATACATACACGCTAGAATATCATGGAGGAACATACACCTTCACAGACAGTTACACTGGTGATTGTTATTATTGGATGGATAAAACGGGAAGTGGAAACATCTTCCTCACCTACATAGAAATAAGGAACAGTGGGGGGGGTAACTAGTAACTCTCTACTCTCTACAAGCTGTATGGGTGGTGTATGTGCATGAGTACACCAGTAAACAATGGACAAGCCACCATACCACTAGACACCACAGGCATGGTAGAGGGACGATACAAAATCGAAGTAAGCTACACCGATGGAAACTACTACAACAATACCAGTGTTGAAAACAGTATCCTCACACTAGACGCTTGGAACATCATAGACACAACCACAAACACAAGATGGGAGTACAACACATACAGAACCGGAAACATCACACCAACATGGGACAACAATGGAACACACAGTGGAAAATACAACGATGTATACAATACAACACCGCTACCAACAAACTGCAAAATAAAAGTTAAAGGTACATACACAAACAACAATAGTGGAATAATAGTCTTGTGGATGAACAATACTAATGATAATTCTTTTGTGGGCATAGTATATGATAATGGGTGGAAATTAAGAGTAAAAACGAATGGAACAAGAGTATTGAACCAAGCCATAAATACTGTACCATCCGATTTTGAATTTGAAACAACAATCCAAAACAATACTATCACAATCAAATATGGAACAAATACATACACGGTGAACTTGAATGATTATAATTTTTCTGCAAGTTCATTCTATTTTGACATCTACAACGAGAACACGGGAGAAATTGTTATAAAAGAATTAAAATACAAGGAAATGATAATATGACGTTAGAATGTGAAAAAACAAACCTCAAACGTGGAAGCAAAGGAGAACAAGTCAAGGAAATACAAACAATCCTAAAAAACAAAGGATACTACACCGGACGGATAGACGGCGACTACGGAGAACTAACCGTAACAGCAGTAAAGAATTTCCAAAAAAGCCGGAACGGTGTACTCGCAATAGATGGAATCATCGGACCATACACCTGCAGACACCTACAAAACAACCACACACCAAGCACTGATAGTTACTACAAAGACGGAGTATACCACAGTGGAAAACACTGGACAAGCAGGGGATGCGACAAAATCGGACAATGCAATGGTTATTTCTGTGCGTGTTGCAGTACAAGACAACAAAACAGCAAACAAAACATAGACAAGTACACACAACAACGATTAGCACAAATGATGGGAACAACCAGTGCAGGAACGAGTCACTGGGGGATAGAAACCGCCCTCGCACAAATAAGCAGAGAAACCGGTATCAAAATCACAGTAGAATGGAAAAACTTCTCAGACATGGGAAAAACAAGCAGAGAAAGATGGCAGAACATCGGAAAAATAATAGCAACACAAAACAAGGGAATAATCTGGCACGTACTCTACCGTGACAAATACGGACACTACGAAAGCGTACAAGAAATCAACATGAACAACCAAACAATCAAAGTACTAAACAGTCTAGGCAGTAAATGCAATAGCCCAGCCTATTGTGGATACATTGAAACACGCAGTTGGAACACAATGGAAAGATACCTACGAGGCATCAGCCAAAAAAGCTTATGCATAATCACCTATGGAGGATAAGAAAGATGATGAATGAAGAAACACTAAAAAAACTAGAACCAATATGCGACACACAAAGCATCAAAGAAGCAATCCAAACACTAGAAACCACCAAAGACTGCATCAAAGCAAGCATGAAACTATCCGAACTACAACACACCTGCAACGCACTCTATGAGAAACAAGGACTCACACCGGAGATACTGGAATTGCAGGTTACTATCAATACTTATCGTAACAAGTTTGATAGTATTGATCCATCTGAGATAATCAGGTCTGAGTTAGGTGAAAACTTTGTCCAGTAAGGCACCTCCTTATGTGGACACACTAATCACAATGAATCATTATAATTTGTTCAAAGTGCATTTAAACGATGAAAGAGAAGAGAAATGTGACTCCCTACACAAAGCCTTATTGTATCTTCGTAGGAAGTAGGTGTGTTGAAGTTTTATCCGATGATGCCAGTACTATTAGTACTGGTGGAGGACATTAAAATCAAAATCAAATAGGAGACATGTTTTTTTTTCTCGCACACCACTATGTTGGTGTGTGTATCACCACCTTTTATATACTTGTTCTGACAAAAATATTAGTGTAGAATGGTTACCATCGAATTGTTTTTGCATTCTACAATCCAATCTCTTTTTACAACAATTTCCACTATTCAAACAAGCAACTGGAACCGTTGCACCCGTTTTATATACACCGATATACCGAACTGGCACATCACTATTTTTATATAATCCATATAGACAAATATAGTAATATGACAAGAAAAAAATCCCCATTCACAAAACAAGACGAAAAGATACTGCTCACATGGAAACACACAAAACACATAACCGACAGCACATACCAAACCTACAAATACATCATGCAATCCTACACAACAGCAACACAAATGACAATCACAGAACTATACGATGAAGCCATCATGGAAGAAGAACAAAGAATACCACGATACCGAAAAAGCATCAAAACACACTTCATCGAATACATGGACTACCTAGACACACACGAATACAAAGAAAGCACCAAGAACACCAACCTCAGGATAATAAAAAGCTTCTATCAGAGCCTCGACATAGAACTACCCCACCTAGAAAACAACTATGACAGAGAAAGCAGTAGCAGTACCTACGAAAAGATGATAACAAAGGACCTCATAAGGCAGATGATACACCAAGCCGGTACAAGAGACAAAGCCATACTAAGCCTAGCAGCCACCACAGGACAAGGCCGAACAGAACTAAGCAACCTAACAGTACAAGACATAGTAGACAGTTGGAACACACTACTCACAGAGAAGATATTCTCACTGCCGGACATATTCAAACACAAAACAGAAATACTTGGACTAGAATGTCCGCAGTTGAAGATAAGAAGACAAAAGACAGGTAACAAGTACTGGGTATACTTAGCCCCGGAAACCACAGGTTACATCATGGAATACTTATACGAAAGAGTCGCCGGCCGGAACCAGTACCTCCGATTCAAGGACTTTGACACTCCCCTCTTTGTAAACAAGATGGGAGAGAAGTTATCCAGTGATGCACTTGGAAAAGTCTTCAATTATATCGGTGAGCGTTGTGGATTTGAAAATCCTGAACTATTCCCCGATGAAATACGGCTACTACTCACCAGGAAACCAAGAGAACAAAGAGTATACTCCTGCCATAAATATCGTAAGTACTTCCTGAATATGTGCCGAAGACATGCAGGAACCAACAGTGAAACACCAAGTAACCATACGTATAGTGGTAGTGACTTGGGTGATTTCTGGATGGGACACCAAGACCGTAAAAGCATAAACTATTACAAGCAATACGATGATGAGGATGTAGATGAAATGAGAATTCATTACATTCAAATGTTGCCTTATCTTTCATTGGAGAAGGAGATAGACACAGTCACCACGCCAGACAAGAAGGAATTCAATCAGATGAAAAGACAATACACGGACTTGGTGCGTGAGATGACAATGTTCAAGGAGTATATAATGCAGAAGCAAGAAGTCGATGAGTTAGCAAAACTATATGGACTTGAAAGATAATATATATGATTGTATGACAATAAGTGTTTTGTGGGACAATACCATTTATCCTCTTGAAAAATACGTGGGTCAAGAAGAAAAAGTGTAAACCCCCCACAATACCTAATCATACAGAAAACACCAAAAAAGGGAGGCGACACCTATATGACAAACAAGAAAAACATGATAATACCACTACTCCTACTGCTACTCACACTAACACTATTACCAACAACCATCGCATCACCAGACCTATCCAAAAACACGACAGTTGAAATGAATGGTATCAAATTTGATGTACCAATAACCAACAACAACACAACCAACGAATACAAAACAGACCAAGGCAGTAACTGGGCATACGAAGACTACCAAAACAACATAAGCGTATACGTCAGCGATGAACGACCACCAGAATACAGTACCACCGAACAATTCGATAGCCACACCGGTACTATCAGTCAGTTAACCACTATTAATGGTAAGTGGATTGTAGTTTGTGCTGATGATTTTGATGCGAAGGATTTCGTGTGGAATTCTCTCAGAGCATAGAATAATTTAAACTTTTTTTTTCATTCATTTTTTTTATCTTTTTTTTGTGGTGTCACATGTCGTGTCACATTGCATATTCATTTTTGTTGATCCAACACAATCACCTTGAGAAAATCATGTAATCGTTACACATACCTGTGAGGACGAAAAAAAAAGAAAAGTTCCCAAACAAAAAAACATGATAGGATGTGAACTCACGGAACTCTAATCAACCTCCTAAATATATTTGGTTATCCGTACCAATATGGGATAGTAAAAAATTTCTACATTCAAATCGTCGAAATTCATGTTCACCCCCTGCTTCTTATCATGGAAACTTGCATGATGAAAAGGGAGTGGAATTATTAGAGTATAAAAAAGGCAATTCTTATAGGACATTCACAAGCATAAAAGGATATCTTGCTGCATCCGATGCTCCCTTGTGATTTTCTCATGGAATCTTTGGACAATTGTATATATGATTATTTTAGCGTCAATCTGGTGTGAATTATAGAACAAATACTCCATGTTCATCAAATAAACTTATTAAATGAGAAACTAATAAATGGTTCAAGAAACAATATCAGAAAAAACGGAGAAAAATGTCATTTGACTTTCCCCTCTCACATATTCCGACTTCGTTATGGGAGTATTGTCAGTTTGTCCTGAGGCTGACAGTATCGTTTCCTTTCCACTATTAAATCCTAACCAACTATTTCCGATAGCGAAAGAAAAACGATAAAACACTTGGTAATTCTGTGAGGAGGGGTAACTATGGTAGGAAAAGAGAAAAATGGCCATGTGACAATGATAAATTACCTTTACTTAATATAGTATTCGTATCTCAGATTGGAGGGAAGTGAGTATTTAATGGTGTCAGATTCCCTTTTTTTTCGCATTCCTATCTTTGCTCGTCACTTTTGTTTGGGAGACTGCTCTTATATTTTGTCCTCTGTGTTTTTTTAGTAATATGACGTTTTGATAATTACTCATAGTCTCAAAACATTCTTTGACAAAAAAAATATAGTAATGAATGAAGAGTTTTGGTGGGGTGGTGAGACATTTTTATTCATCTGCTTTGATTCTCACGCACATCCTCTCTTCTTTTATTTTTTTTGTAGTTGTTAATCATTTTTTTTTCACCTCCCCTTTTTTTCGCATAATCTTTTTAGTCGTCATCCACACTGTTATTCTGTTTTTGTGAATGCGTTGTTTATTGCTTCTGTTTCTGTCATTCCCAGGTTCCTGTTGATGCCATATTTTTTTAGTATGGTCCAGGCTTGTCTGATGTTTCTTGTTTTGTTTATTTTTTGGACGATCTTGTCTATTGTTTCAGGGTTTGGTGGTGTGTTGAATGCGTGTTTGCATCGTTGTGTTATGATGTCTTTGTATTGTTCCTCTGTGTATGGTTTGAAGTGTACTTCGTATGGTGTGAATAGTGTGTTTACTTCTCTTTCGAATTGGTATTGGAATTCTCTGCTTGTGATTATGGGGTATATTCCTATTATGGTGTTGTAGCTTTCGTTTGCCCGTGTGAGGTTTCGTATTACGTTTTGGCTGTGTGGGCTTGCTCTTTCTCTTGTTCCTAGTAGGTAGTTGGCATCGTCTAGTGCTACTAGTAGTGGTTGTCTTGTGATTTCTAGTTTTTTCATTGTGTCGGTGAATATTCGTTGTGAGTTGCTGCCTCTTTCTGGTGCTGGTTTGCCTATTACTGTTTGGTATAGTTCTCTGTATATTTGGTATTCTGTGTGTTGTTTTCTGCAGTTGATGTAGCATGTGATTGCCTCATTTATTTCTTGTCGGACTTGTTGGAATAGTTTTTTTATGGCTGTGGTTTTTCCGGTTGCGTTGTCGCCTAGTATTATTGTGTGTAGTGGCATGCTTCCGTATTTGATGGGTATTATGTTGCTGGCTATTGTGGCGAGTTCGTGGTCTCTGTGGTGGAATTCGTGTGGTATGCATTCTGGGTCGAGGTAGTTCATGTTTTTGAAGATGTTTGTTTCATCTTGTATGGTGAAGTAGTTTATCATATTATATTGTTTGGTGTGTGGTTGTTTTTATTGATTTCTTTCACGGTGGGGTGTGAGTAGTTACCAAGACCCCCCCCCCCGTTGAGTAGTTACCATGACCCCTTCCACTTTTTTGTGTGCCATGGTTTTGGAAGTTGGATTGTTTATATAGTGTTTCGTAGAAATAGTATTTTGTGAAATGTTACTTATGGATCATCACACACAATAGGAAGGGAAATGTGATATTTCCTTTTATTGTAAATGTGCATGTAGATGAGGGAGGTGATCACATTAATGTGCAACATGAAAAAACAAGGTGATTGAATAAAAATGAGCAATTGAAAATAATAAATATGATAGTCAGAGAAGACCCCAAAACACACACTATAAGGGGGTGGTTCCCTTTGATTTTGTGGGAGAACAACAACAATATATTCCACAAAAAACTTGGAGGGTTGTTTCCATATTTGGTGTCCCCCTTTTTTGTGTTGTGGTCTTCTCTTGTTTATTGTGTTTGTTGTTTTTTGTGTATAAGGGTTGTGGTGTGTTTTTTGTCACTTTGTTGTTGGGGTGGTTTTTTCCGAAACCTTTATATACTCTGAAGTATAATATAATATTGTAGTGCTAAGAGTAGCACTACAAATTATTAGTAGTGATACAAAAATGAAAATCACAAAAGAATCCACAGTAATGATAGTAGACAAAAAAAGAAACAGTCTACGAACAAACATCCCTGCACTAGTCAGAGACGTCATGGAACTGAAAGCAGGAGACAAAATACAGTGGATAATGACAAACAATGAGATAAAACTCAGAAAAAAATAGTAAAAAAAGTCGTTGAACGTGCAAAAAGGTAAACAAAGGACAAGTAACTTCAGAATCTTTGGCGAGACAGAAGAAGTTACAAGTCCTCCCCCATTCACCTTTAATAAGACGGTGGAAATACATGATGACAATAGTACCTCCACAGTACTATTTTTATCACAACACACATATTAATGTTTCCACCCGCCTTATTTTAAAACCCCATAAAAGACTTCAATATGGGATGGGAACAACCAGTTTTACCTCCACACACGAACAACCCCTTACTAAAAAAATACTATTTTTTCATCGATGGAGGAATTACAAATGAATGAACAAGAAATAAAACTAACCCCCCAACAAGAAAAAGAATACTACCAAGCAGTAGAACAAGACTACCTCGACTGGATAGACAGACACCGAGGCGACTATGAAGGAGATTACTGGGACTACTAAAAAAAAGAGAGTAGTACCCACCAACTTCTCCCCATGTTTTTTCATAATCGTTACACATTTAAATGAGGTGACATCCAATGAAAGGATATGATATTTATTTCGATGAACCAACATTGAAGGTACTCAAGGAAATGGATAATGCAAGTGCATATGTTCAAAGAGTTGTTAACAATGACTTGAACTCTGCATCAACAGTTCAATTACAATATTCAACATTGGAAAATCGTGAGAAAGAATTGAACATAGAAATGATTGATATTCAGACAAAGAAGAAACATCTTGAGCATCTTCTTGATGTCATTGAGGAACGAAAGAATTAGCGTCCTCCTGATTATGAGGATGCAATCAAATTGTTAACCAGAATAAAGGGGAAATGATTATTATGAAAAAAATTAAAAAAAGCTTCAGAATCCCAAAAGAATTATCTGACAAACTCAAAGAATGCGACAACCAGTCAGAAGTAGTAAACGATGCACTAGAATACTACTTCGACAAATCACGATTCTGGAGAAATAAAATAAACGAAAAGAAAAGAAAAATAGAGTATCTTGAATTCCAAATCCAACTTGCAAAAGAGAGCATCCAACTATATGAAGAAAAACTATGTCAAGTAGGAGGAGATGAACAACCATGAAAAAAATTGCAAAAACATTCAGGATACCACAGGAATTATCTGACAGACTCAAAGAATGCGACAACCAAACAGATGTCATCACAGAAGCATTATCAATGTATTTCACCACTGATGCAGTTTTGGTTATGAAGATTGAAACTGATAAACAACTGCTTCAGGACTTAAGGTATCAGACAAAGGTAACAGAGTTACAGTTACAACGCCATGAAAAAGAGTTGGAACGGGTCATGGAAGCTCGTGCATTTAGGCCGGATAACTATGAGTACACTATTGAAACATTAAGAAACATTAAGAGAACCAGTGGTCATGTTAACAGTGATTCTCTGGAGATACAGGCTGGTAATTGTAATGTTCCTGTTTCTGTGTATAAACGTTGGTTGTTTGATGATGGGGTGTTGGAGGAATTGTTGAGTTTGTGAGTGTGTTTATCATATCTCTTGGAGTGGTGGTGTATTGCATGTAATATGTGATGTATTACATGAAATACGTGTATTGTATTGTATTATTATTATATTATATTATTATATTATATTATATTACATTACAATACAATACAAACACACATACCCACCAACACACACACTCCCAAAATGACAAAAACCCCCATGACTAATTCTCACATCAAAAATATGGGAGAAAAACGATGATAATCGATAAAAAAAGAATGGAACTATTCCTGGAAAAATACCACAACGATTACATCCACGACAACGAAGAAACACTAACCATAGACTACAACCAACTAGTACCAGCATACGTGGACCTAATCGAAGAACTGGAAAAACCAGGAAAATACCATGAAACAATAAAACAAATGGAACGCATCACAAAAAACAGATGCATCCAAGACAAGAACGTTAAAATAAAAATACACAACAAAGAGGATACCATACCACTCAGTGAACTACACCAACAATACAAGAACACATGGGTATCAGTAGAAGGAATGGTGAAAAACAGATCCAACATCAGAAACATGATAGTAAAAGCACACTGGTCATGTAACGCATGTGGCGAAGACCGTATAGTAAAAATGACACATGGTGAAAAAGTAACACCACCTAAAGGAGGATGCGTCCGATGTGAACACCAAAGAGGTTACACATTAAACGAGCAGACCACCGAATTCAAAGACATTCAGTTACTCATACTGCAGGAACCACTTGATACTCTTGGGGGTGGATTTCAACCTGCCGAAACCAAAGTATACCTGGAAGATGACCTGTGTGACACAGTAAAACCAGGGGACAAAGTTCGAATCAATGGCGTGTTAAACCTACAAAAGAAGGGAACAGAGAACATGTTCAGTGAATACCTCACGGCAGAGTATGTTGAACAGTTAGAACAAGACTTTGAAGACATCCAAATAACGGATAAGGAAGTACAACAAATCAGGGAGATTAGTGAGGATCCACAATTATTTGACAGGATAAGACAATCAACCCTACCTAGTGTGTATGGTAATGATGAACTCAAAGAAGCAATTGCACTGTACCTCTTTGGTAGTGATAACATACCATCTGATGAGGAACATGATTACTACAGAGGTGACATCCATATTTTACTGATTGGTGACCCTGGTGTAGCGAAGAGTCAAATACTCAAACGTGTATCCACACTTGCACCACGTGGAATATATACCAGTGGAAAGGGAAGTAGTGGTGCAGGACTTACTGCTACTGCCGTTAAAGACGAGTTTGGTAATTGGAGCTTAGAAGCAGGGGCAATGGCACTGGCAGATAATGGTAACATCTGTATTGATGAATTTGATAAGATGAGGGAGGAGGACCGTAGTGCTATACATGAAGCATTGGAACAACAGACTATAAGCATATCGAAGGCAGGTATAACCACTACTCTTAATAGTCGGTGTAGTGTGTTGGCTGCTGCTAATCCGAAGTATGGTGCTTTCAATCCAGTGAAAAGTATTAAGGAGCAGATAACCTTGTCAAGTACGATATTGTCAAGGTTTGACTTCATATTCCTGTTACTTGATGAGCCGGAGCCGGACCGTGACATGGATATTGCTATGAGTATCCTCCTGCAGGATTTTCAAAGTGATGATAAGATACCATTCGACCTATTCAGGAAATACATTAGCTATGCACGAAAAAACATACACCCACAACTCTCATACGAAGTAGCACAGAAACTATCCACATTCTATAAGGAATGGAGGGAACTAGCAAAAATCAACAACAACCCCATACCAATCACAGCCAGACAATTAAATGCTATGAGCAGACTAGCAAAGGCAAGTGCAAGGGCAAGACTAAGTCCAATAGTGGAACTGGAAGATGCAGAAAGAGCAATACGGCTTCAAAAGTACTGTTTGAAACGTATTGGTTTCGACCAGGAAACCGGCACGGTCAATGCTGCACAAGCAGTAGGAGTAACCAATGGTACCAAGGATATAATGAATGATGAAAGGATGAACGAACTGGTAGAAGGCTTATTTGAGGAATGGGGTAACAGTTTACCACTGCATATACTGAAGAAATCATTTAAAGATAAAGGTTTGAATGAGGAGGCTATCAGTAAGTGGATCCGTAACCTCGATGAAGATGGCAAGTACTTCTATGAAACAACTGATGGAGTATTAACGAAACTATGAAAAATAAGGAAGACATGGAATATGAGTTAATGGAACGATGGGTGGATAACATATGGTGCTTCTGCAATGCCCTCATCTCCTCTGGTTTCAACACGGAGGAGTGTTCAAAGGTAATCAGTGATTACCAGTTACTAGTTCATTCCGTGGACAAGTTTGATAAACGTAAAAAAGCAACAGTAACCAGGAACACGATACCCCCATACTACAAGTTCACGGATGCTCTCAGAGAGGAGGGTGTGCCATTGGAGTATATGGATACGGTTGTGCATACAGATTATGTTACTGTGAAGAACATACTGGAAAGGGCAGATGTACTTGAACGTTACCCCGATCTTGTGAAAATGATGGATGATGCAATAATTGAATGGAAGAAATATGGAGATGATGTTTTATGAGTATACGAAGTAATGTGAAAAATGTTGTGAATGATTGGGTTATGGCAATGGATTCTACAGTACCAGTGGGTGTGAATTCATCATTATATAAGCACCTTAAGTATAGTAACAGGGAGAAAGTAATTCGATTCCTGGATGAACACCCTGAATATAGTAAAGACCTCCTGTATAAACTGGCAGTGCATGAGTTCATGAAGAAATCTGATGAAGAAAAAGTAAAACGATTAAACCTGTATATGGAGAAGGTGTGAACATGGCTAAGTACATTAAACTTTACGAGGGCAACCAGGTGATTGGGTTGATAAAATTCATTAACAACTTGACACTTGAGGATGTGCCTGATTATGTTAATGAGAATGGTTTACTGGGAATTTGCAGGGTGACTATGGGTCGGCTTGATAATGAGATTGTCCTAATGACTTATGACTGCAAGAAACCTAGTGCCAGTTATGCTGAAGTCATTGACAAAAAGCTAGCATATGATTGGTGTATGCACAGGAACAAACCAGAACTAGTAGAAGAACTTGAATTGGAATACGTGGAGGAGAGAGAAGTACTATGACCAATGATGACCTGGCACGGCAATTAGAACAGTTAAACAAGAACCTGGAAACATTAACACTAGAAGTACATCACTTCAACGTGGATATAGGATTGAGGATAACCAGACTAACAGAAGAAATAAATGACCTGAGAAGATTAAATGGAGGAACAGAATATGAGCATATATGATAACCTTGGAGCAAAGGTGTTCACAAACTGGAACAAGTATATGGAAATGGAATCAGAAGAAACATTACAAGTACTACAACATGGAGTCAGTATTGGGGAGTTAAGTGCACATATAAACGAACTCAAAGCAACAAACCATGCAATCAACGACCTGGAATATGAGTATGATAAACTCAAACTAGAATATGATACCAACATTACACGGACCGCTAACAGTCCTGAGCTACTGGAAAAGTATCGTTCAATGGAACAAAGAAAAGACCTGAGCAAAGCACAACACAGTGAAACCAAACAAGAACTCATCGAAATAAACAGGCAGCTAAGAGAATTAAAGGCTAACAAGGAGGGCTTAGAATATGAGATACGATTCTACTTCAAAATACTATTCCAGCAAGCACCGTCTTGCCAGTGCAAACACGAAGAGGGTAAAACAGATGAACAAGAAAATTGATGAAATCATATTCTACATTACAATAGCCTGTGTAGCATTCTTTGTGTTGATCATACTGTTTATGATAGCAGGGTTCTTGTTCAACATACTGTCTATTATAAGCATGCAGGGAGTACAAGCATTACTGGGGGTAATGTTATGAAGAGTATAAATGAGATAAGGGAAGCATATAAGAAGGAGGTTGAGAATTTTGGAAGTCCTGAGCATAACATGGCAGAGCGGAGGAAGATATTGCGTAACCTCCGGAGGTATGAGCAGGAAATGGACCGGTACTATAAACTAAGGGAATAAATGCTTATGTTAACTTTATATGATGATGATGGGACACATATCACGAAGGTATGTTCCTCCCCTCATGAACAATACCTTGTACAGGTAATGAGGAGGAGAATCGAATTGGGTACTCCTCCAAGACAATTATTCATCACAGAAAACAGTTTAAAACCAGTATATGTGATGATGAAGTTAGACCTCGAATACTAAATAATTTATAAAAAGGAAGAATGGAGGGAAAACGTAAATGTGCAACCAGAAAACAGAAACAGAATTCACCACCGCCGAAGAACTACAACTAACCGGCGAAGCAAGAAGAGACCATGACATAGAACAAGCACGCAAATGGCTAAAAGAACAACCCATCAAAAAAAGTGGGTACAACCGAAGCCTAAAATACAGGTACTTTGAATTTGATGACATCATAGGACCCATACAAGAAGCATGCCTCAAATATGACCTGAGCACACACTTCACAATAGAAAGCATAGACCCCACACCATCAATCAGACCATCAAATCAAAGAAACGAACCCAACAACATGCCCACCTACAACGGAATCGGACTCCTAGAAATCAAATCACAACACTACCACATACCAAGACAAGTAAGAGTACCACTATGCTACATGCTAGTACACCAGGAAATAGGCAAAGCAGTAAACTACTGTAAACGATACGCTTACATGTTGGGCTTTGAGATTAGTGAAGTGGACTTGGTGGACATGGATCAACCACCAAAAAATGATATTCCAAGACAATGGAAAACAAGAAAACAAGACAAACCAGTGAATACCAAAGAGCAACAAGCCAACAAACAAAAAATACGAGAATCAACAAGCAACCAAGACCAGGACACTAGTGAACAATGGAAAGAAGAAAAAATCATAAAATCGTTACACAATAAGATGAAGGAGAAAAATCCAAAAGCATACACCGATAAAAAAACAACACTCAAATACGCAGAAATAATGTATGCAGAGGGTAACCTCCCACAATCAGACTATGAACAAATACAAAAAATAACACAGGGGCAGGTGAAAAAAGGATGACAGAAACAGATGAAATAATAAGATTACAACTACACAAAACAGCAGATGCGGTACAAACATACTACCAGACAATAGAAGAAACACGGCAACTAATAAGCGAAGCAATACCAGGAACAACAACCTATGTAAGGGATGAATACATAACAATCATCCCACTATACGGGATAACAGAGGAACTACTAGACACACTCGGACCACTACAATACAAGATAACCAGTAACAACAACATACTAATACCAATGCCCCGACCCATAGGAGGCCAAAATGATACAAACAAGCTTCAAAATAATGGGAACAAAAATAATCGGCATCACACTAACAACACACACCCCCAGTAAACACAAAACAAACAACAACAAGAGACTACACAAAAAACAAGAAACACGATTCAACATCAACCACAAGACAATGAAAATCACAGGACTAATCAACACCAGAACACAAAAAACAAGACACATCTACAAGCTAAAAAAATGCAAATGGTGCGGAAGAAAATTCAATCCAGCAATCAGCAGCCAAAAATACTGCACAACCAAATGCAGACAATACGGCGACCAAGAACAAACCATGAACAGAGTACGAAGATACAGACACAAATACAAGGAAATACTACGAGAAACAATAACCAACACACGGATAGGAACAGGAAGACTAGGCCAACACATGAGCAAAGACTGGAACGAAGAAATAAACAAAATACGAAAAGAAATGAGAGAACTAGGATTAACCAATCCACTCTCATACTAAACCCCATCACACTCTCATAACAGAGAGAAAGAAAATGAAAAAAAATGAATAATGAAAGAAGTGAATGAAAAATGAATGAACAAAACGAAAACAATAAAAAAGTAGTAGTAACCTCATTATCTCAAGAAACAATCAACTATCTTCATAAAATCGACAAAGAAAAATTAAATCCAACATTTGGTCAAATGACCGTAAAACAGTTACTTCGAGAATTTGACGATCAAAACTATGTCGTAAATCACAAGTATCAGCGAAAACCAGGACAATGGTCAGAATATATGAACCAGTTATTCCTTCTAACATTACTTGAACAAGGAATAGTCCAACCACTTGTCCTAGCAGATATGTCCTTAATTGATGCTACACATAATAAACGTGAGCTAATTGATGGACAACAAAGAGTACATCTTATGAAAAAATGGGCGAATGATGAGATAAGATTACCAATGTATCTTCCTGAAGACATACGTGGAAAAAGTAGAAGTGAACTACCCCCTGAGGTAGTGGAAAAGATTGATGGATATAATGTCATGTATATGAGCATTCAACCCAAAAATGAAGATCAAATTTATACTTTATACAACAGGATTCAAAAAGGTTCAACATTCACATTTGGTCAAGACATTAAAGGACATCAAGGAACATTTAAACAGTTGGTTGTTAATCTATCCAAACATCCTTTCATGAAACATGCAACAGGTGTTAGAGATGAATGGGAGTTACAATATGCAGGATATTTATATATAAGCATTCTTTATGAGAATGGAATTCATGATATTACCACATTCCATAGGAACCAATTAACAGAATACTTAGAAGTACATGCCAATGATGAAATACCAAATGAAATATTTAAAGCATGTTATGAACGAGCAGAATTACTTCAGGAAATATTTGAACAACACTCACTCACTGACATAACTGCTGTTGATTTAATAGTTTTGTCCTCGTGCTTAAACAAAGCATTGACAAATTACACTCGAGGAGTATTTCTTCCTGCTATGGGAAGAGCTTTTAAGAAGTATATAGAAAAAATAGAGGAAATACAATTATTCAACAGATTACATAAGGAAGTTAATTCCCCATTCGATGAAAGGTATGTGCATAGTATTAAGAATTCACCGTATTATGTGCCATGTCAAAATCATTCTCTGACAAGAGCCAGACGACATACTGAAAGTTTCATAAATCTTTTATGGGGTGAGTTCGAAGAATGTCTGAACTAAAAAAAGGGTATGTGTACATCGTAACCACAACTTTATTATTCAAAACTGGAGCATATAAAATCGGATTTGCAGAAGATTATCAATCAAGGATTAAACAATTGAACACTGCATCTCCAGATGATTTTAAAATTGTTCTCTTAATGTACTCTTCTAATTATCAGGAACTTGAGAGACAGTTGCATGTTCTATTCGAAGGACAGAAAATTAATCGTGAGTTTTATAATTTATCCTCCTCGGACTTTGATAAGATAACCTTACGATACAATAATCTGGTCACATTCCTTGATAAGAATTTGGTCACGGTAAAAACAGAACACCACCCAAAGAAGAATCAATTCGATTTTATGAATGATCTTAGAACATTATTTGAATATGTTGGTGAGAAAATACCTTTCCCTTTGTTGAAGAAACAGTTAATGAGTATGGGGTATGATAGTTATGAAATTAAGCACCTACTCAACAAGGAAGATGTAAAGGGGAACATGATGTACATTATACAATCAGATGAATGGATGTTACTTAAACAATAAAAAAAATGAAAAACAATTGGAGTGATGAATTATGCAATTAATGATTAGAAAGAATGAAAGAGGATTTAAAGACTACTATGACTGGGATATGGAAGACAAAGAAACAGTGATAGTACATGTTAATGAAGTAACACAAAACAGTAGGGGCAGTTGGTTTATCAAAGCAGATTACAATGGTGACAAGTTTTATGCTAACATCAGTCCTGAAGATGGTAATTATCTGAAAGCAGGTAACAAGTATATGATGACTTGTACTGGTCATGATGGGAAGTTCAAGTATCTTCAGTTTTCACTATACAAACCATCATATGATACCAATGCACTCCTTGATGAAAGTCAAATAGCAATGATGTTTGGACAAACACCAACCAAGGAAACAGTACAATTCCCACAGAAAAGACAAGAAGAAACCCTTGGAGTTGTACATGAACAAAATGAACAAAAAAGTGGCAATGTACAAACCACACTACTCACCAGCAATACATCAGACCAGGAATGTGAAGACTACCTCTTCAAACACAAGAAAGAATTAGAAACACAGAAATACCACATTGACAAAGAACTCGGAGTAATCAACAAACTCATAATGAAAACATGCTAAACGGATGGGAGTTGAGAAATATGGTTTATTTGAATAATACTTATATCCTTCCTTCTGAACAGTGGGGGGAGGAAAATTCAACAAAAATAGACTTTAAAGAAATTTTCACAAAATATGAAGGCAAACTTGTTGAAATAAAAGGAGTGTTAAACAAGGTGAATGCACCAGAGGATAGTAGTGACATTAAGATGGTATGCCCACAATGTGGAAGATCTAAAAGAAAATGGCTTAAGGTAATACATAAAGATTCGAATTACTATACATACAAAGATATTCACGATATGGATATTTGTCCGTTTTGTTCAAAGTACCATACTGAATCTGACCCTTTGGGGTTTGGAACGGCCGTGGTTTATTCGAAGAAGAAGTATAATCAGTTAATCCAATTAATTGAAGGTGAGAAAATATATTATACGGTTCAAGAGTTGGAATTCACATCTCCTGAATCAGAAAGAAAATTGAAAGTCACATATTACACTCTCACAGAAGCATTCACCAAAAAAGATATAGGTAAACAATACACAATCACAGGAAAATTGTATCCGCATAATCATGATGGTCATATTTATACGGATAAGATAAATCCAGTAATCCCTGATGGTACTGTTGAAACATGCGTAATTAGTGATGAGCGTGATATTCCTGGTTATGATGAGTGGAGACAACATGTTCTTTCACGTGATAAGAAGTGCGTGGTGTGTGGTGGTGATAAGAATTTACATGCACATCACCTTTTTGGTTATAAGGAAAACCCTGGTTTAAGAACATGTAAAGAAAATGGAGTAACTGTGTGTGAATGGTGTCATCAGAAGTATCATTCATATTACGGTGTACATGATATTAATCCTGTGGACTTTATCCGGTTCGTTGGCAGGTTTGGTGTAAGATAAGATGTTTAGTGGTAATCCTTTGCTTGCTACTGGAATAAGCTGATAATGAAAACATGCTAAAAAACAAAAAATACCAGATAAAATAATGGAGGTTAATGGGAATATGGTTGAAGACAAAGTTGATGCAGAAACATTGGATGAAGAAACAAGACAAAAACTTGGAAAGTTAATAAGTGATGAAATAAGATACAATCAGCAACGTTGTGAAATACTGGAAAAAAGCAACAAAATACTGATGGCAACATTGCTCCTCATCACCTTATTTAACCTTCTTTTAGTATTGTTTCGAGCTATCTACAACATATGATAAAGGAATACTTTAATTGGGGAGGTGAAAGGATGATGAAATATATAGTAAATGGTTTCAGTCCCAAAATGCTCGGAAGAAGAGTAGGAGGACACCTAATCAAGATACAAGACATAACACGAAGAGAATTTGAAGCCAACAAAAAAGACTGTGTCAGTGCAATAGGACACCACACACTAGCAGAAGAACTGGGAATACCACGGAACAGGTTCAACATAAGAATCGAGAAAGGTGACACGGTGTACATTGTGCAGGGTGCTGATGGCCGTGGACATGCAATGGACACACCAAAACAGGACCAGTTACGATTCCAGAAAGCAACAATAATCTACTAAAAAGGACAAAAAAGGAATTATGATTATATCGGAGGAAAAAGGACAATGAAAATATTACTACTAACATGCACAATCATCATAAGCCTATCATACATACCCCTAGTAATCGCATTATACATCTCACAAGTACTCGGACTAATACAAGCAAACAACCTCATAAACATACTAATCACGGCAACAATAATCCTACTACTCTCAGCAATAACCAACCTAATCACAAACACACTAACAGGAGACGTGTAATAAAATGAACAATACACAGACAGTAAAAATACTACCCTGGAATATCATAGGTGAAAGACTAAGACTAGTAAGACAAGACGCCGGATGGACCATCGAGGAAGTAGCACAATACATGGAAATAACACCACAACAACTAACAATGATAGAACGAGGAGAAAAAAAACTCAAACTCACACCACTACTAAAACTATGCACACTATACAACATCGACGAATGGGACCTACTCACACAAACCGAATTCAACACCACATACACCGGAGCAGGCAAACGAGAAAAAAAGGGGGAGACAATAACAAATGAACAATGAAACCAACATATGGAATGACCCCACAATAAAAACACACTACAACAAAAGAACACGAAAAAAACAAATAACCCTCCACACATTCCCCAAACACAAAGACGGACCATTCACACAAGTACTAATCATATCACCAGACGGATTCGTCGAAGAATATACTGGTGTACAAGAAATAGAACTGAACGAACTGGAAGATGGCAGTGTTGAATTTCATATAGCATCACATCTTCCGTCCAATGTTAATTATAGGTATATATATGAGGGAGAGCTTGTATGGAATATTCATCCATCCAAGATTCTGATATCAATAAATGAGGGACATGAGCTACCACGAGTATGGTATAATGTGAGAGAATATGAAAGAATATTCCTACAAGAAAAAACACTACCTGAAAATACCAACATAACACCACAGTACCAACCACACAAGTTTAAGAGAACAGGATTTTACAAAAAAGGAGACCACAGACAAGAATGCAAATCATGGAACAAGTAAAATACACACTAATACAAAAACATAACAAAGCCATCATAAAAATAACAGACACACAGAACAACACCATAATAAGAGGAGACAAAACAATAAAAACACAACACCCCCACAACAAAACAAGAAAAAACACCACAACAGGAAGAGCAACCATAACAGAAATAAGCACAACAACAAAAAACAAACACACAACCATAACACACCTAACAATAGAAGAATACACACCACACAAACACAAGACAATCACAATACGACCCGACAGATTAATCATTCAAACAACACATGAATGTCGTCCACGTTATGAGCATTATGGCTGTTTGACTTTTCGTAAGGGTAATGGTTTTTGGGTGGAAAAGGTTGTTTATGTGTTTGTTGATGGTGTTACTAGGGAGGTGGTGCAGGAATTGTGTTAATGGGCTTTGTTTTGCTCTCCTTTGTATGATTAAGGGCTTAATTTGTATTAATTTGTATTAATTGGCCTTTTCATGCATTTTCAGAGAATGTTCAAACACCTATTTAAATATGATGAAAAATATCCTCTATGATGAGGAATAAACGGACAATGTTCAAGTGTGAAAAATAAAACACCGTGATTTTCACATGCACACTAAACAATGTTCAAAAAGACACAAAATGAGATGAAGGAGGAAGAGATCAAATATGACACAAGAAATACTAGGTGAACTAACAATCACCGAAGAACACCACACAAAAAAAATACCCATAACCAGCAAAACAATCCACAAGATAATCACACAACTAATGACACACCAACCAGGTGATGAATTCGAACACAACAAAAACAGACTAATACTACTAGACCTACTAGGATACCTCACCAAAAAAACAATACTACCATGTATGAACCAGATACACATACCATACTATGACATACAAGAAGACTGGGACATCACCCCCTCCGAGGCAAGAAAATACTACTACAGGATAACTGGTAGTATTCATGACCTTGACGTGGCAAAAATAACATACCACAACAAACAATAAAAAAAAGGAGGACATTTTCTTATGAAATTTGAAACCGCACTACTCCGACTAAAAAACGGAAAAAAACTCACACGAAAAGGATGGAACGGAAAAAACATGTACATCCAACTACAAAGACCAGACCCTGACAGTAAAATGACACACTCATACATCTACATGAAAACAGTTGATGATGATCTAGTGCCATGGACTGCAAGCCAAACAGACATACTAAGTGATGACTGGCAGATATACCACCATGGAACAACCGACAATGTTGATGAAGATGTAAAAATAACAGTACTCACAATAGATGACCTCAAGGAAATAATACGACTACTAGAGGAGGAAGAATAAAATGTACACCGAGCCAACATGGATCCAACTACTCATCAACTCCACCCTCCTATACCTCGGACTAGCAGTAACCGGAATAATAATCACACTACTACTCTGCTCCATAATCATACGAATAAGAGAAAAACGAGAAGACTGTGAATTCAGTTTAGATGATAAAATACAGACAAGCCTACCGGTAATAGTAGTAATGGGATTAATCTTCATATTTGTAGGAGTGGGAGTTGCTGCACCATACATGTGGAATCAGTGGATGGAGCAACCCAGTGTTAGAACGGACACCATCACAATCACTGGCATACAACCAATGCCCGGAAAAGTAAGCATAACAAGCGAAGGTTACAGTATCGAGAATAGTAACCAGTTAATGTTCATAACCAGTGATGGCAGGGAGTTTGCTAATACTGAGAATTGGATGTTCAACAAGTTTGAAACAAGAACTATATTCAACAAGTTGCACATCAATGGAACCTATAAAGTCAAGTATTATGGTTGGAGGAATGGACAAAACAATGAATTCCCCAACATACTAAGCATTGAAGAAGTAATCGATGAGAATGGTACAAGTCCTAATGATTTCAACAAGTACTTTGGTGCTCATCGTGGTCAACGGATTTATGATGTGGGACTTGATGAACCAGTATAACCACTACTACCCTCCCCACCCCCTCTTCACCCCCCACTAACAATCACCCACTTATTTTTACAAAATAAAAAGAGAAAGAAATAACAGGAATAGGAAAAGGAATAAAACATGACAGATTATGAACAACACCTATACAACTACATCGAACTAAAACACAAAAGCCCCAACCGCAAACTACTAAGAAACTGGATACGCTACATCCACGAAAACCAAATACCAGACGGCACATGCTACAATGCAAGTGTAGACTTCATGATGACAGACCCCTCAGTACAAGACAAAACACGGAACACCAAACGGAACTACAACAGTGAAATAAACAAATTCAACGAATACATATACGAACAAGAAGGATGGATACTACCATGGAATGAACTCAAACACGGAGAAGCAGGAAAACAAGACAGGATAACAGAACCAAGAAAACCACGAGAACTACTAAGCGCCTACGGAAAACGAAGAATAGAAAAACAAGACACACAACGGGAGGAACGGAAAGACCCAGAGTACGAAGCATTCCTAAAAAGATATGAGGCACTAGACAAATGACAACGAAAACGAAACCAAGACAGGAGGGTATGAGATGACACTATACATATACCGGATACTCCACCATGGGCCCTACGAAGTAACGCCAGAAGAAGCAATGAGGAGAATAGACTTCAAAGATGACTGGATAACCGCATCATACAGCCTCTTCCGAGAACAATACTGGTCAAGAGAAGAAACACTATCAAAACTCAGAGGAGCAGATAATATACTAATACAGAACAGAAAATACTACTTCGTGCTCCAAATCGTATCTGGCGATGACCATATAACACTCGGCACATGTGATGACAATGTTGCAATGTTGATGGTAGAAAAACAATGGATGCAAATAGAATGGCACACACGTCGCCAAGAAAGCAAGACACTAGTACCCGAGGTGAAACTACTATGAAAGAAGATGAAGAAAAAAAGTACAAAATTAAGGGAATAACAATACCCACCCCTTTATGATTCATCACCACCCACACTTATACTACACTATACTATTTTTTATTCTCTGATGTTTCATGTAATCGTTACACAATAAAGTAAAGACAACACAATAATAATAAAAAAATGTTAGAGGGGAGACTCAAAATGTCATACGAAAAAACATTCCAAGACAACATGGAACAACTAGCACGGAAACATGAACGAAGCAAAGTATACGTGGACTTCATGGACTACTACATATACCAGAACAGTAACAGTCCTGATAAGAAGTTACCATCAGGGTACAAAGAAGATGAAATGAAACTATTTCAAGATGCTTATAATTCATTCAGAGGACTGATGGAAGAATTAATAAAAGAAAAGGGTTGGTATGATTATATTGGAGAATATTATGAGGAGTACATCCTAGCAGGAAGTAAAGCTGCGGCGAAGGGTCAATTTTACACTCCTCGTGGTATCAGTGACCTGCTATCACAAATGGTAGGCACACCAGTAACACTAGCCGATGCATACGATCCTGCTTGTGGAAGTGCCAGGAACTTACTAGACTACCATAGCAAACACCCAGAGGTAAGATGCACTGGTGAGGACTTGGACGAGAGTGCTTGTAAAATGGCAGTGATCAACTTCCACTTACATGGTGTGGATGGTGTTGTGAATTGGATTGATGCATTGACTCGTGAGTATATGGGTACTTCCTGGAGGATTCTTGGTGATAGGATATATATTACTGATATTGATATGATACGTGCGAATGATGATATTATGAATTCTTTCAATATATTGATGCTTAGTGATGAGAGTATTATGGAGTTGTGTGTTAAGTTGCTTGGTAATGCTAATCCTGATGACCTGGAAGAGTTACAAGTAGAACAAGATGGTAGTGGTGTGCTTGATGACATAGTAACAGAACCCACCAAAACAAACAAGAATAGTGGAGGGTTAGATAGATGGTTAAAATAAAAAAACAAGCAACAATAACATTCACCAACACAGAAACAGGAACACAATACTCCCAAAAATATGCATTAGGAGATGATTCCTATTTATATGAACCATCAACACAACACTATTACCATTCTAAAAGCAATAAAGAAAAATTCGCAATACTATTCATCAGAGACAATATACCATTAATTTACAAAAAAATGATAAATCACAAGGAGAATCACTAATAGAACAAGGATTCGAAAACATAAACCAAGAATTAGACCCGTACCTACACGAAAACACAAAATACTACCTAAACACAGTAGTACAAGAAATAGCACCACTAGTAACACAACAACAACTAATCGAAATAGTCAAAATAATATGCAACACATTCAACTGTGTAGAATGCATCAAACAAGAAAGAAAAGGCAACAAAGAAAACCGGAACAAATTCCTACTAACAGAATTCATCAACACTAAAACCGCGGAATCATGCTCTAAGAACACTTTGGCATACTACAAGAGTACAATAGAACGATTCATGGAATTCGTAGACAAACACCTCGATGATGTAGTCACAGAGGATTGTGAACGATACTTCATGCATGGATTAACAAAGGAAAAACCATGGACTCCCACCACACAAGACAATGTTCGCAGGATATTAAATTCATTCTACGTGTGGGCGGTAGGTAGAAGGTACATATTATTCAATCCAGTAGCACCCATCAAGCCAACTAAGAATAAGAAGTACCGTGTGAAAAAACCATTCACTAATACTGATATCATCAAGATGAGAGACCACACCAAAACAGTAAGAGACAGAGCAATCATCGAACTACTACTCAGCAGTGGAATACGAGTATCAGAACTAGTCGGATTAAACAAGGAAGACATAAACTGGGCAGAGAAAGAATTCACAGTAATAGGTAAAGGAAACAAGCAACGATTCGCATACTTCAGTGAACAAGCAGGATTTTACATACAAAAATACTTGGAAGGCAGAACCGATAATAACGAAGCATTATTCGTAACTAACAACTCACCATACGATCGATTTGGGAAAACAGGCGTTGAAACATTCGTACGAGAACTGGGAAAAAATGCTGGAGTAACAGGTAGGGCACACCCTCACAGGTTCAGGCACACATTCGCTACAAATGCATTAAACAAAGGAGTACCACTAGAACAAGTACAACAACTACTAGGACATGAACAATTAGACACAACATTGATCTATGCTAAGGTCGCACGTGAAGATGTGAAATACAACCACAAAAAACTCATGAACTAATAAAGAGGGGATAGGATGGTATATTATGTGTGTAAAAACAATTATGGGTATTATATCAGAGGGAATATGGGGAAATATTATGGCAATTACTCCACATACAAAGAAGCATTAGAAAAAGTGAAGAAATTGGTGGATAGTGGAATATTACGAGTTCCTGTTCATGAAAGACCATTAAGGTATATCCAACCCACAGCGAGTGGGCATTGGACTATTAGGAAAACAATAAATGGTGAAAGACATACATATGGTACTTATAAAACACTTGAAGATGCGCAACATGAGAGAGATTATCTGGAACAGATAGGATGGGATTATGACAATATGTAATCATACATGAAATAGGATAACCAAACTAGGAGGATAAAACAGGATAATGGAGGTGAGTATGTTGGTTACAATAACAATAACCAACGGTATTTTATTCAGTATCTGCTTAGCAATCAGCATTATGCTGAACATAGCATTAGGATTATTCCTCATTTTTTATAGGTGGGATTTACACCAGGAGGAATATGCTCGGAAGTATTATGAAGAAAAGTATGTTGAATACATGAAAAAATATATTAATACACATAGTGAACTTCAGAAGAAAAGATGAAGTTTCAGAAAGAGGAGGACTAACATTGAATGATAACAACACCACAATAAAAGAACTAACCCACACCATACAAGAATTCTACACAGAACAAGTAAACAAACACAAGACAATCATAAAACCAATACAAATAGACAAAGACACACTAAGCACACTAATA